AGGTTGCCCTGATACCGATGCGGCCCGGTCGAATCGAACAGCCCCCCGCCGTCTTTCTTGCCGGGCGTCCAGTCCTCGCGCTTCACCTTCGTCTGGCACGCCGGGCAGAGATCGTCCCATGCCGATGCCTCATCCCCTGGGCAGTCGTGGCCGTTGACCATGCGGACGAAGCGTTCCTCCAGCTCCACGGCGATGCACTCATGGCCGCGCGAGGCGCCTTCGATCAGGGTTGTGCCGATGCCGCCGAACACGTCCAGCACGCGCGATTGAGGGGGCAGCCAGCCTTGCTCCTCCATGTGCGCGAAGATTCTACGAATCAGCGCGCGGGATGCTTTGGCGGGATGGGCAAAACTTTCCAACTGGAGTACGCCCTGCCAGTTGGCGGAGTAGCAATTTTCCCAATCGCGCCACTTCACGCGGCGCTTTTTCTTGCGGGCGGTCTTCATCCTAAAGTTCCTTCCTCGGCAGCAGTTTCACGATCGCCGCCTTGTCCTTCGCCTCAAGTCCCGGCCATGCGTCGATGACGCGAGCCAGCAGCGGATCGGCGCGCAGCATGTCCAGGCTGTCCAGGACGTGGCCGCACGGACAGCGCCCCATGCCGACTTCATCCGAGACGAAGCCGCAAAAGTTGCAGTTGGAGCATTGCCACTGAGCCACGCTATCCTCCTCCGCCCGGCCCCCCTGGGAGCACCAAGGGGAACCGGGTTTACTACTGCCCACTCCGGCAACGTACCGGCGTGGACTCATCTTGATTCAGCAGCCGGCAAATCTTGGCCGCGAGCGCCGCATGGTCCGCATCGACGCACACGCACTTGACCACCCAACCCTCGAGGATCACGCTCTTTTCGCCGCGGTTGGCAGGCTCGACGCGGTAGCGCTCCTCTTGTGCCTGTCCTTCGTAGCGCGGGGTGACGTGGACTGGTTTTCGGCTCATACTCCCCTCACTCGATACCGCACGCGCTGGGTCGATCCAGCGACGTAGAGCGGATGCTTTGGATGCCCGTCCTTGGTAGTGCCGAGGCAAACCAGGCCGGTCGATTCCTCGGTCAGCATCTTGGCGACCGCAATGTCTTGGTCCAGAAACTTCCCGTGGATGCCCCACGCGGCGACGGTCAAATCAGCCTTGTCGTGATACTCTTGCAGGAAGCGATAATTCTCCTGGCCAATCGGAAACTCTTGCGTCCGCATGACGCGCGGGTCCGTCGCGCGGAAGGCGAACAGGTTCAGCATGTACATCCCTCCATAGCCCCAGTCCGCCGAGAACGCCTTGCAGCGCCGGATCGTGGGATCATCCACCGTTTCATCTGCCGTCGATGGGTTCAGGCCGATCCACATGACCGTCGGCAGCGATTCATCCCAGATGCGCCAGAGCGCATAGCGGTAGAGCCGGCATTCTGAGAAGTTGGCGCCGGACTTGAGGAAGAGATTGCTCATTGCTCCAATATCCACCTTTCCGCCGCCTGTTCGCTGGAAGCGACGTGTACCGTTCGCTCCCGGTCCTTCTCGCCTTCCGCGTTGAAATCGACGAGCACGACGTGGAACTCCCGGCCCACCTGGTCGATGCGATGGCCCTGGCGGACTTTCTTCGTGCGTTGCCCATCGGGGCGTAGATCGACGGTGTAGGTCATGGTTGACTGTACCTCACAACGCACACCACACGATCAAGCGAGTAACCGCCAGAAATTCCTTTCAAGCCGATCACCCAATGGCCGCTGCCGAGTTGCCACGGGTCCATCTTGACTTCGTAGTCTGCTTCGATCCCTTGGTCGTCGCGAACGCGGACCACATCGCCGCGCTTCAGCTTTTTGCGGTCGTCGTCGGTAAAAAGCGAAGGCACAAGGTCAGGATGCTCGGCCTCCACCTTGCGAATCTCCCGGCGGATGTTTTCCGCCAGCCAATCCGCCTTGACGATGCTGAGCGAAAGGACAATGCCAGAGAATCTGACGCGGATCACGCCGTTGACCGGTTCAGCGACTTCGCTGTAAACGTCTACTTTTTGGTCGATGTACATCATGCCGCCGCTCCCTTCTCTTGCCGATGACAAGCGCACTCACAAGCCCCCGGCACAAAGCCGATCTTCCCCGTGCAGTCCTGATGCCTTCCGTCATGGCACTCGCGCGAGACCCACACCTGATGCCTGCATTCGGGGCCATTGAACGGGGGCGGCTTCTTCGCTGGCTTTGGTTTCTTGGCTGGCTTTTTCATCGGCGGCCCCCTCACCCAATACCTCAACACCAAACACCCCGCGACACCCAGCAGCACACACCACAACAGCGGGCAAAGCAGCTCGTCCATGAGATACGGCCCTCCTATGGCCCCTGGGAAATCCCTGCCCGTTCCAAAAGAATCCGCAGCGCCGCCTCCGCCTGGTCTGTCACGACGCCGTTGCCGAGAGCGCGGAGTTGATCGGCGCGAGAGATAGCCATTCCTCCGGCAGTCCCATCAGCCACGCCACGAACGCCACATTCAACCGCCGGCGCGAGGTCGGGCCTGACTTCGAGGATTTGCTGCCACTTCGCCCACTCTGCAAGTTCCGCAAGAAAGCGATCATCGGCGCCGTCCTCTCCGCTTTCGAGAGATTCGAGAACCTTATCCACAACGCGGTCAAGTCCGAGTCCCGGGCCTGGGGGGAAGGGGCCGAATAGGTCGCGGTTTGCGTTTGCAGATTCTCCCCGCCGTCCCTTCCTTCGGTTCCCGGTCCCGTCGTCGCATTGCCGTGCGGCGCTGCCCACAGGCTCGCCTGTCCCGCCAGCAGCGGCTCCCCGATCTGGTCGTGCCCCCGGCTTACGCTTCCCCCGCCGCCCGCCGCTGGGCTGCACCACTGCTCCGTCGCTCCCCCCAGCGAGTCCACCGCCCCCGGATGGTTCCCGCACGATTCCCCGTCCTCGCTCCGGGGGGCTGGCCAGTTCCAGATGGCCGCGTCGTAATTCAGGATCATCGGCATGCCTTCCGGCCGATTGATTTGCTTCTCCGTGTAGCCGCTGTTGCCGCGTTTGTCTGCCGTCGCATCGGCAGACGGCCAGGATGAACAACCGCTCCCGCTTCTGACTCGCTCCGACGTCTGCGGCTTCAAGCAGGACCGGTCGAGGCACGTCGTACCCTGCCCGTCGCAGATCAGGTGCAATCCTTGCACGCACGTAGTCGAGAATTCCTGGGACGTTTTCGAGGAACACGAGGCCGGGCCGGTATCGGTCGATTGCCTGGAGCGTGACCGGCCAGAGGTCGCGCTCGTCTTCCGCGCCTTTCCTTTTGCCGGCAACGGAATGAGGCTGGCAGGGGATGCCGCCGAACAGGATGCCAATTCCTCCTGGAGCGACTTCGCGAAGGTAAGCGCCAACGTCTGGGCCGCACAAGGTTCCAAGGTCAGACCAGATAGCAGCTTCATGAAGGTCTTTCGACGCCATGCGAGAGACCAGGACCGCGGCGGCGCTGACTTCGCGCTCGACGTACAGGACGCAGCGAGTCTCTGGAAACACTCGGCTGACGGCTCGGTCGAGTCCGCCGACGCCGCTGCATATGCTGATGGAACATGAAGCCACATCACACCCTCTCCGTCGGCGAAGCGCCCACCGCACAGCCAAGCAGAAACATCCCCACCATCGCCAGCGTTATCGCCGCGTCCGCGACGATCGCGTAAGGCCGCGCAGCCAAAGCGCCGAACAACAAGCAGGCGAAAACGGTTCCATAGATGCAGTCGCGCATGGTGGTGTCTCGAAAGAAGATCAGGCCTGGAAAAGCCGCCTTGCTTCATACAGCGCCACGCGCACTTGCAAGCGCGTCGCGCGGAAGTAAATCTCAAGCCTCGCCAAATCATCCTTGTCCTTCGCCAGCCTCACGCTGGGCCGGTCAGCGAACGCTTTCAAGAGAACGCAGCGAATCTCGTCTATCGTCTGCTGGTACTCCGCAGGCGTTGGGAATGCGGTCATTGGCATGGGTACGTCCTCTTGGGAATTCAAAAAACCCCGCCGGTCACTCCTGGCCGATTTCGCTCCGCGCCGAAGTTATGGCACGTTTCCGTCGTGCAATCCGTGGCGCCATGCGGGGCGCTGGGGAACAAAAAGCCCGGCAAGGCATCCGCCTCATGCTCGCCCTGCCGGGCCTCTCTCCAAACACCACGGGTCTACTCCCCCGCAGCGTTTCCTTCCTGTCCGTCGGCGTTCGCACGCGCCGGGGGCTTCGCAAGCACCTCCTGGCGAAACACCGGAACATCCGATGGCGCCGAGATGCCGAGCCTCACCTTGTTCTCGCCGATCTCCGTGACCATGACGGAGATGTTGTCGTTGATGTAGATTTTCTCGCCGACCTTCCGTGATAAAACGAGCATCATGGATGCCCTCCGTGTTAGGGGCGAATCAAATGCCAAGACCAAGAAAAACTTCACCGTCAAGCAGCGATGCGGCAATGATGAACTCCGCCACATCTGGGCCTGGGACGTTCCAGTACCTTCTGACTCTCTGGCGGAGTTGCTTGAAGCCCGCCGGATCATGCCAAAAACCATACGCATAACAAAGCCAACCTGGCCATTCGTCATTGCTGAATTGTTCGGCAATATAATTCAGCGTCCATTCCCACCAGGCTTTTCCGTCGCAAAGGTAGACGAAATATGGATCAGGATTCTCCGGTCTGATGCCTTTCGATTCAAGATTACAAAACTGCTCTAATCCAAGTCGCGTCGGCCGATACAAATCCTTCGCCATGTTGCATGATGCAAATCGTTCACACTCCGCAAGAAATCGCTTCGATAGTTTCATCGGTTTAGTTCTCGCTCTCGACCTGGACCGCCGCGCGCATCTTCTCGGCCCGCGCGCGTTCGCGGTGAACCTGCATGTGCAGCTGCATGACGATGCTCCGAAGCACGCCGACGCGCGCCTTGTCGCCGCCGCACTTCGCGAGCAGGCGGTCGAGATGGCGCATGGCCATCGCGGGGGTTTTGTCGATGAAGGTCATGAATTACTCCGCGAGAATTACTCCGCGAGCCGATACTCCCACAATCCGCCGCCACGGCGCCGCCGTTCAATCTTGTACCCTCCGAACCGCTCCTTGCGAAGATCCCGCAATCGCGCTGACACCGAGGCCTCCGGGTCTCCGGTGGCGGTCGATATCTCGTGCAGCGTCAGCCATTCGCCGCGCCGCATCACGTCGTACACTCGCTGCGTCTGCGCGTTGAGCCGCAACTTGTCGCGCGACGGGTCGTAGGTCTCGCCGTCGTGGTGCGGCCTGGGCGCGAGCGTTGCCGTGGCCGGCGTGAAGTCGAATAGCGATGGCTGGCTCATGGCAATTCACTCTCCGGGATGAATCGGCACGTCGGCATCAAGGTGCGTTTCTTGTTCGTTTCCCACGTCACGAGACCGCGCTCCTTGAGCATTCGGACGATTCGCGTTATCCTTCCAGGCGTCCGACAGCCTATCGCATCGCCCATATCGTCGTAACTTGGGCGCTTTGACCCGGAACGGACGATCAATTCCAAGATAATCAAAGCGTCGCCTTCCAGCTTCACTTGACGCACCCCACCCATAGAATAAAAACTTCGCGGGCGCCGCGCCTAGCCACCCGGCCGCCCGCGAAGCGGCGTCCTGCCAGTCGATCGGAGGCCGCACCCATGACCGTCCCCACCGTCCCCCAGGTCGTTCGTCTTTACCTTGCCAACCTCGAATCGCGCGTCCTCGCCGGCGCCTACGACGCCGATGCGTTCGCGAACGCCACCCGCGACCTCAGCGGCTTCGCGGCGCAATTCGGCGTGCCCGTCGCCGAATGCCGCCAGCACGACGTTTCCGCGTGGCTCGACGCGCATCCGGGATGGAAGTCCGCCGCGACCAAGCGCCGGGCCGTCAACGTGCTCCTGGCGTGCTTTCATTGGGCCGCCGAGGAGGAATTGATCGACCGCTGCCCCTACCACCGCCCGAGCCGACTTCGCGGCCTTGAGGAAAAACCCCGCCGGCCGGCGGATCCCAGCGATTATGTCGCCCTGATGGGGCACGGCACCAGCCGCGCCATGCGTCGGGCGCTGTTTTTCCTGCGCAGGAGCGGCATTCGCACGAGCGAGCTTCGCCGGCTCACGTGGCCCGAGGTTCGGATCGACGACGAAATCCCCCACCTGTGCCTCGAAACCCACAAAACCGCCCGCAAGACCGGCAAGCCGCGGCTGATCGGCCTCGATAGGGCGACCGCCGCCTTCCTGCGCGCCCTGCGCCGCCAGGCCACCGCGGGCGGATTGCTCGACCTTCCCGTGTTCTTGAACACGCAAAACCAGCCGTGGACACGGTTTAGCTTCGCGTCGCACCTGCGCGACGCCTGCCGGCGAGCCGGTGTGCACAACGTCACGGGCTACTGTTTTCGTCATGGTTTCACCGTTGCGGCCGTGGAACGCGGCACCGACTCCAAATGGATCGCCGATCACCTGGGCCACGCCGATACCCGCATGATCGAGCGGGTCTACGGCACGCACACCAGGGACCGGCTCAAGCACCTTGGGCATGTCGCGGGCGAGTTGGCGAAGCGGCGCGGCTGAGTTCCTCACCCCTCGCGCAGCTTGGCAATACACAGGAGTTCCTCATCGATCTTGCACAAGAAACAATCGCAATGACGGTCCGACCCCATCTTACACTCGCCGTTGGAATCGGATGAATTCCCGAACAAATCCTTGCTTTTCTCAAGGCCAGCCATGACGCCCTGCATGGCGAATTGTCGCAACAAGGCCGCGAGCGCGTTCCTGTCGTCAATCTGCTGCACCCCGCCGCGCCCGCGGGCCGCGATGAACAAGTTGGCGGCGCCGGTTTCGTCAATCGTGAACCTCATCGCCACACCCCAGCAACTCGACATTTGCAGACTTCACCATATTGACACTATGGTGCGGTATCGACGCGGTAATATGGGCGATTTAGGATGTTCCTCAATTCACACTCGACCGCATCCGCCGCATCACCTCGTCAAACTGCCCGGACGCGGCCAGCCGCAGGTGTTGCAGTAACTCCGGCGCCCGTTCCTCGTGGTACATCGCCATCACGAGCGCCAGCATGCGCGCCGCCGCCTGGCTGTTGCGGTCGGGCTTGTGCTCCAGGTGGTCCATCAGGCTTTCCGCCGTCGCATCCGCCCAGGTGTCGCCCGTGTAGAAGATCATCGGCGGCCTCCGTGCAGGAAGTTCTTGCATCACAAATGCTAACTGGCGCCGCCGGTCACGATTCTGGCTTTAACTTCCGGGGATGCGTTCATGAAGGAGACGAGCGCCTTATCGCGGTTGCAAAGGCAATCCTTCAAATACTGAATGTTTTCTTTGCAGAAGTCTTTGTAGGCGATCCAGATGTCGGAACCGCGAATGTTCATATCGTCCATGTCGAGGATCAACATCAGCCCGGAATGGTCCGGACTCTTGAGCAATTCGGAGCAAACGCGAATGGCCCCAGGGTTTCCTTCGGTCATCGTCGTCACAACTTCGATGACGGACATGTTGCCTTCGATTTTTTTGCGGTTCATGGTTGGGTTCCGTGCCGTGCAAGAAAAATCAGGCCGCAAAACAGGAACGCCCTGTTCCCAGTGGGCAGCGCGAGGATTCGGAACACGCCGACCTTGCGGCCCGATCTTTTGCGTTGTTTTATGCAACGCTAAGAGATTTTAGTCATGGCTATTGCAAAATGCAATAGCAATCGATAGAATATTTTCGGGTTCGCTTTTTTGGCTGCCGAGGCAACGATGACTCCCGCGGATCTTCTTGAACTGCTGAAATTGCGCGGCTGGTCGCAAGCGCGGCTGGCGCGCGAGCTCCACACGGAACCGAGCACGGTCAGCCGGTGGGCGTCGGGCAAGGTGCCGATGTCGGGCGCCACGGAGATTCTGTTGCGGCAATGGCTTGAGGCGGCGAGGGCGAAAGCGCGGCGGCGTCGCGAGAAACAGGCGGTGAGTTGATATGGACCACAGGAAGATCATCCGTCGAGATTGCACGATATTTGAGGGCGCCAATGCAAGGTTCCTGCCGTTGAAGGGCGAAGGATTCTGGCCCCTCGGCGATTCTCTAAAACTGGACATCAAAACATACGGCGACGACTCCAATCCAATCGCAGCGATCTTTTGGGGCACGACGGCGCAGGTTTACATTCTGGGCGATCCCCCGATTCCTCTCGGAATTCCTGGCATCGTGGAATGGGGAGTGCGCGACGGCGGGCGCTGGCGCACCGGGCCGGTCGTCGGCGTCTGCATCGACGGCGAACCGCTCTTTACCAACTCGTACTCTGAAATCGTCGCGTTCATGGTCTCTTTTTGCTTGCCGCGCTGCGCGGACATCGGGAAGCTCGTCACGGCTGTTCTGCCGCCCTGGCTCAAGCAATTCGAGATGGCAGCCGCCGAACGAAACGTCATTTTCCAGGGTCGCGATGGCGACGATCTGCCGCCCGCGGAATATCTGCCCAGGTCTTGACGCCGCTTCGGTCGCCTGACTATAATTTCTCGACATGAGAGCGTTTCTCAACCCAAAGGTGCAACCATGACTCACTAGATTCACGAACGTTACGTTTACGTCGTTGTCCGCGAAGACCTTTCCGTTCCTCAACAGGCCGTGCAAGCGTGCCATGCCGCCATGAAGGCCGCTCGATCCTTTCTCCCTGAAACCGCCATCCTCAACAGCCCAAATCTTGTCGTCTGCACCGTGCCGGACGAGCGAGCCTTGAAGGTCATGCTCGAAACCGTTCACCGGGCAGGCGTGCTGGCGTGCGCCTTCCAGGAAGAAGACCTCGGCGGCGAGACGACGGCATTCGCGACGGAGCTGGTATCGGGCGACAAGCGGAAATTGTTTCGGAAGTGCCCGCTCCTGCATCGCGAGATCGCAATGGCGGCGGCGTGAATCACTCGCGGGATTAGCTCAGCGAAAGAGCGTTCGCCTCTAAAGCGAAAGGTCGGTGGTTCAAGTCCATCATCCCGCGCTTTCGCATCCGTGGCGAAATGGCATCGCGTCTCCGCTCTAAACGGAGAAGATTCAGGTTCGAGTCCTGACGGATGTACTCAATCCAGGATCCGCAGCGTCACGTTGACCGGCGTGGCCGATAGCCCACGCCGTTCGATGCGCTCCAGTTCTTCCTGCATGTCGATGGGATCGAAAAACTTGGTGGCTTCCTTGATGCGGAACGTCAGCCGCGGCTTGCGTCGAGTGACCCAGCCTTTGAAGTAGCCGCCGCTCATCGCAAGGACTTGCGCCGGCACGGCTTCAGGAATGGTAGCGGTCATGCTCATATGTATATGATACGCGAAAGGCAAGGGGAGTTCACGGGGAAAATCTTCCAGCTTCGATCAATTCCCGCTCGGCCAGCCGCCGGGCATCCTCCGACAATTCCGCGAGTCTGCGCCGGATCTCCGCATCGGTCGGGCGTATCAGCCGCGAATTCGACGGTCAGCCTGCCGTTGGCGGTGGTGTAGCGTGCTCTCATGGTACGTTCCCCAGGGCGATTTGCTTTTCAATCCACTCAAGCTTCTTCTCGGGCGCGACGAAAAAATCGTATGCCTCAGTCATATTGACGTAGGTTTCGTCTCGGTCCAATCCGAGTTCGGGTACGACGATCCCCAGATGTTCCTCTAGCCACTCGGCGACAATGCGGCGGTGACAAAATTCGTTGGGCTTACAGTGACACAACAGGACCGCGTTCTCCGTCAGGTCCGCGAAAACCTTGTGCGGATCGAGCCGGCGGAGAAGTAGGTTAAACTGGCGGTCGTATTCCTCCGGCGACGCCTTGAGCGCGGCCCAGCTCGGCGCCAGGGCGTCGTAGTCTCTGGCCTGGACGCCAGGGGCGAGCTTGGCTTTCCATCCGCCCTTGGTGCGGGGCTTGCCGCGGCTGATGCTGACGGCGACGGCCGGGGGTTTGATTCGGGCGAGCGAGGCGTAATTGGTCGTGAACATTGGATCGGTCTCCCCTATCCGAACATATGGTGTAGGTGTTCCCGGATGCCGCCGGACTAGTGGGCTTCTTCGGTGTGACCTTTCGCGGGCGGCTGTTCGGGCGGCGGAACGGCGGCCATGCTTTGCCCACACTGGCCACAAACGTCCGGGGCGGGTTCGTTGACGCCATGCGGATTCAGTCCGCCACAATGCGGACAAACCGGCGCCGTCAAGCCGAACGTATTTTCCAGCGTGGCCTTGCGGTAGCGGCCGTTGCGGTGTCTTGACGGAATGCGCTTGCTCATATGCTGCCTCAATCCGGGCTTGGAACCGGACGGCCGGCGGAGTTGCCGGGCGGCCCATTACAGCGGGTGCGCCGCGGGTGAGGCGGCGCGCCTTGCTGTCCTCTGGGTTAGAATTGCGGATTGCCGTCAAGGGTCTCTTCGGCCCAATGATTCCCTTCGGCGTCGAAGTCGGCCAAAGCGTACACAGGTCCGTAAAACGAGGGAACCGTGTCGGCCCAGGCGACATTCACAAATCCCTTGTCGCCGTCCTCACAATAAACCAACTGTCGGCTGCTGGTTGCTGGCTCGGCGGAATTCCACTTGCGGCCGTCTTTGCGGTTCGTACTGCTGCGCCGTCTCGGAAATGTTGCGTCCATCGGTTAATTCCTTTCAGGGGCGACTCGTGTTTGGTGGTGAAAAAACCCGGCGGGGCGATTCGCCGGGCCATGTGAGGGGCCTCTGGGTTAAGCCTTTGGTAACAATCCGGTCCCGGCGAGTTGCTTGCGAAGCGCCCGTTGCGTCGGCTCAGTCAGATGCCTCATGATCTTCTCGACGACCGATTGGTCGGCTTGCCCGCGAAGCGCGTCCGCCAGCGCCTTGATCGCGTCAGCGTTGCGGGCCATTGCCGTCGAAGCGGTCATTGCCTCGGATCGCCGTTGATCTTCGGCTGCGGCCCAGGCGATGGCTGCTTCGCCGGTCAATCCGTTGCCGACAGCGATGGCGAGCGTCTGTTCAGCGTTATGGATGTGAGAGCGATACGCTGGATACTCCACGTCATTCACGAACGTGAAAGACCATCCCATCGCGGCCCAGAATTCTCTCGATGCCTCGATCCCAAGTTTGTGCTTCAACATGATAGACCTCGTAGTGGTAGTGCCCTCCCCCTGTTAAAACCGCCGGGGAAGTTCGCGGTGGTGAAAAACCCGGCGGGGCGATTCGCCGGGCCATGTGAGGGACCAATAGTAATCCTAGAACGGAATCTCAACGCCGGCGGGCTCCTCGACGCCGAGCCGCGTGAGCGCGGCGTGGTAGGCGTCCGATTGCTCGTCCTCTTGATCGACGGTGAAATCAAAGCTTTTCTTGCCCCAGGCGGCCCACTCGTTCAATTTCTCCACCGTCACACACTTCGCGAAAGCGCCGATCAATGAGGCGTGCGCTTCGTCGCTGGTCATCGGGCGGTCGAGCTTCTTCGCTTGCGGCTTGACCGCGGCGGTCGGCGCCGCGGGCTTGCGCGGGTGATAGCTCGGCGTCGGCTCGTGGCGGCCGTTGATCGGGCGGACAACCGGGATGCGGACGCGAACCCCGCCAACCCGACGGCCGGCGAACATCACGCCGGGGTCAACAAAGATTTCAACGGGCTTGCCGCGCCAATCGTCGCTGTCCAGGCCGTAGGCGTCCTCGAGGATCAGCCAGTTCGTCTGGTTGAGGATCATCGGCTTGACTTGATCGTCCGCGAAGATCAGGACCGGCTTGTCCTCCGTGCCGTGGTCCGTCTTGAGGCTTTCGAGCCGAACGTCGGCGACGGTCGCGACGAAGGGCGCGGTAACGTCGTCTTTGCCAAGGTAGTTGCTGGGGAAAACTTGGTTGCGTTTCATGGTCTTGTCCTTTCGGGTACAGGTGGTGGTGAGTGCCGCCGGCGCTACGTTGCGCCGGCGGCGGGTTTGGTTGATCGATCAGGCGCGGTCGATAGCGATTGTGAGCTTGTTGATCTCGCCTTTGATTTCGTCAAGGCGCTTCAATCGCGACATATGTTCTTGCGTCGCCTTACGGAGCGCGTCATCGCCTTGAGGATAATAATCGCGGCCGTTGGGGGCGGTCTGTTTTAGCGCGGCGTAGGCGTCATTCAGTGCGTTGCTGGCGTTACAGAGGTCTTCAATCAGCCTATCTTTGCTCGTGCCGTTCAAATGGATCGTTGGGATAGTCATGGCTTTTTGTCCTTTCGAGTTCGTGGTTGTGTTGTCAACGCTTTCCTATAGAGCGAACCGCGTGCCAAACTGTTATACACTTTCCGAATTGAGCGTAAACCATGATAATCGCCGTGTTTCGGCGATGCCGGGGCGAAAGTGTATCATTCCGCGCCCCGTCTAATTGTCATACACTTTGACGCGGAACGATACAGCGGATTGCTCACGCGCTCGCTTTGCGGCGTCGGCCGGCGGCCTCGGGCGCTTCATCGCCGGGTGGTCCCTCAATCCTCAAGGCGGGCTCGCCGATCCCCAGGGATTGCTCCATGCGAGCGTTGCCCAGGTCAATCAGTTCTTTCGTGCGGGTCAGGGAGTCGGCCAGGGCGCCGACGATGTTCCACAGTCGAATCAGTGCGTTCATGCGGTCGTGTCCTTTCGTGCGGGCGAATGGTGGTGAAATTACGCGACGCGCCGCTTGTCGGTGGCGCGGTATTCTTCGACTTCGGCGCGGAGTTCTTCCAGCTCGAATCGCGCCGCTTCCAATTCCGCGAGTTCGTTGAGTTTGAATTCTTCAACTTCGTCAAGCCAATGCTGGGCGGCGGCTTCGGCGCGCTCCAGGTCGTACCTGAGTGCCTTAACCTCTTGCTCAAGCTCCATGACGCGCCGACCGGCGCCCATCGTTTCAGTCTGCGCCTCGTCCAGTTCGCGGCGGAGCTTGTCGATCTCGTCAAGCGCTCTTTCCCAGCCGGCGCCGATGTTCACGCGCGGGTCTATGGTGGTGTAGGATTTGATGCTCATGTTCGTGTCCTTTGGTGGTGAGTGTTGGTGGTGAAGGGCGAATGGCGACTCCCGCTTATCGGGCGTTGACGTTGGCGCCGTCATACTTGCGTTTCAATGCGGCGATCATGTCAGCTTCATCGCCGCTGGTCGCGTGCTGAAGCGCGTTGGCGAAGGCGTTGGCGATTGCCCAGCTTTGGGCGCGCCCACGTCCATACCCGAGGATGGTTCCTTCGCCCTTGCCGATGGGTCGAGAAACCCATGCCGAGAACATGCCGTCGGCGATGTTGGGGCGTTCGGATGCCTCCAAAATCCAGGCGTTGCCGTCGCCATCTTTGCTTCCTGGAAGTCTGATTTGCGCGAGTTTCATGGTCTTGTCCTTTTTGGTGGTGGTGAATGCCGCCGGCGACATGCCGGCGGCCGGTGGTTGTGGTTACTTCAACAGGAACGATCCTTGCTTGCGACAGGTCATACAGAACCCGGTGTAGCCGCTCACCTTTTTGGAGTAGGTGCGTCTCACTTCAAATCTGCGACTCCCAGGGGTAGGAAAGCCAAAGCCGATGTCGATCAACAGGTGAACCGTGCCGCCGACGGCGACTTGTCCGCCACACTCACAGCGGATGCTGTTGCCCTTTTTCGTACAGGCGTGATAGGTCGTGTCGCCGGCCGGTTTGGTTTCGAGCGGGGTAGCCATGTTCGTGGTCCTCTTGCGTGGTGGTGGTGAGTGAAAAAATTCGCGCCACAAATGACCGGGTGGCGCTTCCGGGGGCGGGCGGTCTCTACCAGCGCTTGTAGCCGTTATGCTCGACCAATCGTTGATACTTGCCGCGGGCGCCTTCGATGGTCATCCGCGTTTCGTTCAGAATGCGGCCGCGAACGCGGTAGATAATCCGACAAGTGGCGCCTTCGGGAATGAATTCGCGAACTTCGTCGCCATTGACCAACACGAATTTCTTCGGCGCGGCGGCCTGTTGTTCGGCCAGTTGCTTTTCGGCCTTGGCGGCCAGGTCGGCGTCATTCTTCGCGGTGCGGAGCGGCGTGCTGGCTTTCGCTTCGTCGCGGCGGCGGAGTTGCTTGCGGATCATACTTTCGGTGATGGTGGCCATGTTCTTGTCCTTTGTTCGAGTGCGGGTGTTGTTTTCGACGGAACACTAACAAGCGAACCGCGTGCCAAAGTGTATAACAATTATGCGGACGCGCCTAAACCCTTACAAACGTATGGTTTGTGTCATACAATTAAAACATGGGCGAAATTGAACAGCGCGCCGGATTGGCTAATTGTCATACACTTTGACCGAAAACGCTACAGCGGAATAACACAAAAGGGCGTCCTTGCCCTGGTCGGCGTCCTACGATGCCATGCTGATGGCGACTTCCAGCGCCTTTTGCGAGAGGATCGAGCCCTGTCCGAACCATAGCGCGTCAAGGCGCCATTCCTTGGATCGACCGTATTCCGTGCCGAGATATTCCGTCACGCCGTTGTAGGCGGCCCACAGCGTTGCCGCGGCCTTTCTCGGCGAACATGAGGTGATGTATTAGCGGATATGATGGGGGAGAGGGGATGCTGCGCTGCCCCGATTGAGTTCGGGGCAGCGCGACAGGGGCGTAGCTCAATTGGATAGAGCGCCGTGCCCGCTAAGCCGGTGGTTGTGGGTTCGATTCCCACCACCCCTGTTGCATCCTTCTCGAACGCAGATTCCGAAATCGTCGGGAAACGGGTCGGAGCCTGCCAAAGCAAAAACGCGAATCGCCCCGCAAGGAGGATTGTGCGCGCCTTCGTTGATTATTGTAAATCTCTTGTCTGGAATCGTCAAGACTGTCAGACCCGCAAAGGACCAGAAGATGGCCGATTCCATCGACAAAGCCAATACGCCATTCGACGATCAAGACGACACCGGGGAAGGCGGCGGGGCTGGCGACGGAAGCGTGGAACTTGGATCGGTTGCTTGTCGAAGCAAGTCGGCTCGCATAGTAATGACAAATGGAACGTCCGTATACCGTGTCGAGCTAGTCGTCCTTCTGTTTTTGCTCGCCCGGTTTGTTCTTGGTACGTTTGGGTTTGTACTTGAGAACGCGGCGCAGCGCTTCACCGAATGGAAGCGGGATCGCGTGCCGCTGCTCATGCGGGCCGGGCTTGTGTTGGTCCGGCTCTTGGCTTGGTTTCTTTGGTGGTTTTTGTGACATGGTAGGTGCTCCTATGAATGAATTAACAAAACGGAACGAATTGGTTGATAATGGAATACACAACATCGCAAAGATTATGGAGAAGTGGAATAACCGGCTCACCCTCGACAATGCCAACCTGATTGATCGCTATCTCAAAGGAGACATTGAGGTGCTCGTGCATTTGAGGAGTATTGTCATGCAAAGTGATGTGACCGAGTATTGCGTCATCATAAAGTATCCGAATTTTGCCGATAGGCGTTGGCGCGATCTCGAATCTAATAAATGCCGACTGGGCCCTTCGCGGACCGTGAGTGAAATCAACGCTGCCACTATCAACGTTACAAGCAACGACAAGCAAGAGGCGGTGCTTGTCGATGTTGTTAAGTTCGTGAATTCTCCAGAGCGCGTCGTTCCCGCCTTTGTAAGGCTTGATAGCGTCAATGAGACGTACAACGTCAGGATGAACTCCCTTTATTTTTCCAAGAGAATGGGATTTGTGTTCGGCCGAACCATTAGAGATAGGGAAGTAAGTGTGCTTTCCGGGCGTCTGGCCGTTAGCTTCAACAAGTTGCCAAATGAGATGGTCGAGACTTCCTCGCAAGTGATTAATAACTTCTCCAACAATCAGCGAAAAGGTGGCTGGCGGCTTGGCGATGACTTTGACCTTGTAAGTTGTCTTACCGGTCTCCATGTTCTTATCGACGATAAGTCGATAGGGGTCAGCGCGCCGGAAAGCTTGGATTTCGGCTTCCAACTCGTTGACGTGGTATTTGGCCCGTTCGATTACAATTAACGAATGAGGCGAAATGATACACGGTCAAAATCTGTCTAATTGTCATACACTTTGTAGCGAATCGCTACAGCGTTTTTGAGCGCCAGCGAAAATCCGCCAGGCCGAACCGTTGACAGCCGATAGGGTACAACATTTGCTATTGCTAAGGGTTTGACGATTTGATAAGGTCATACGATGGAGGAAAGGATACCGTGAAAAGTGAGCTTGTGACATTCCGATGCCCGCCCGAGGTGCTCGGCGAACTGGAGCGCCGCGGCAATGGCGCCGGCCTATCCGTCGGCAAGTACGTGCGCCGCTTGTGCGAGCAGGATACTGGGGTCGCCGCGGCAATGGCGATCGGCCGGCCGCCGGGCAACGGGGAAGAGAAGGCGCGGCCGGCAGTCCGGCGTGGCCGCAGGCATCGACCGCGGCGAAAGGATAACCCGATGGACTTCGAATCACGCATTGCCGTCCTGGAAAAGCAAGTCGCCTGGCTATCGTCGCAACTTCAGGCGACGGAGCGCTGGTGCGAGCAACTGGAAGGGCTGATCCGTGGCAAAGAGCAAGCCAAGAAAGAAGGGGAAGCCCCGCCCATCACGCGCGACCTCTTCGGCAGCGAAGCCAACGCCTACGCCCGCTGAGCCGCAAGCGCCGCCCGAGAAGGCGGACCCCACGAAGGCGACGATCCAGCAGGCGGCGGACCTCTTGAGCGCCGAGGGCAAGGTGTCGATCGGCAAGGACATGATCGAGCGGGATGTGGGGAGCAAGGCGCCGGTGAATCTAGACGGCACGCTGAATCTCGTGGTGTGCGGGGCGTGGTTGTTGCGGGAGGAGTGGTAGGATGGCGTTCATTGTGCAACGAAGGTGTTCTAAATGCGGCAAGGTTTTGGACAGGCCAAAAGGCTACTCGCAGCGACAATGGGAATCGCGCCGCTATTGTTCAAGATTATGCAAGCAGGCCGCTCGCGGCGACAGGGAAGCGCTGAAATTACCGCCGACCAATTGATGAATCGGAGACGCGATGCCAACCCCTGACCCCCGCCGCTTCCCGATAGCCCGCCTGGCGATGCTCTTCAACAGCACGCCCCTGGGGCCGGTGACGACGACCGCGAAACTCCGCAAGTTGAAAGAGAACGCGGGGTTTGCGGTATCGGCGGACGGTGATACGCTGGACGTGCTGAAGGTGGTGGCGTGGTTGTGCGCCCGCAGGCATCAGCGATTGGAGCGCGAGGGTTCGAAGTCGAGCGGGCCGGTGACGGCCTGGGAAGAATTGCTCGCCAAGGAAGCGCAGGAAGTCGATGCCCTGGTTGCACTTGCGAGAAATGAGCGGAGTTCGCTGACCCCGCAATAATCTAAAAATTCAACAATGAACAGCCATGGCGCGAACCCAGCAGTACACCGACAAGCGCATCATCGAGGCGATCACGCAAGCCAAGGGGAGCGTTCACCTTGCGGCAAAACTCATTAATTGCGATCCTACGACCATCTACAACCGCATCAAGGAAAACAAGGATGTCGCCGCCGCGCGTGAACTCGCGGACGATCAAATCGACGACACCGCCGAGTTGATGCTGCACAAGCTCATCCTGGAAGGCAACCTGGGGGCGATCACCTTCCGATTGTCGCGGAAGGCCAAGGACCGCGGCTACGGCGACACGCTCGAACTGAAGAGCGCCCCCAAGACGTTGGAGATCATCGAGGAGATTATCGAAGTGAACGATGGACAAGATTCGCAAGGTAATCCGCCTGCACCGGATTCAGTCTGAATTCTGCAATTCCAAGGCGCTTTATCGTGGCTTCATCGCGGGACGCGGCGGCGGCAAGACGTATGCCGGCGCGCTCGACATGCTGCGCCGCGCCAAGCGCGGGCGAACCTACATGGTCGCCAGTCCCACCGGTCTGATGATGACCGACACCACGTTCCCCAAACTCCGCAAGATCGCGGAGGAGCTGGGCGTCTGGGACCATGCCAAGGTGCGCCTCAGTCCCTACCCGACGGCAACCTTGACGACGGGCGCGGTGTTGCGCTTCCGCTCGGCCGACAACCCCGATTCGATGCGCGGCCCGGACCTTTCTGGCATTTGGCTCGACGAAGGCGCCCAGATGCACGAGGACGCCTTCAAGATCGGCATCGCGTGCTTGCGCGAGCAAGGGGAGCAGGGCTGGCTGACCGTCACCACGACCCCCGTGGGCTTCAATCACTGGACCTATCAGCGCTTCGGCACGGAGCAGCCGAACACGGCCATCTTCAAGTGCCACACCAGGGACAACCCTTTCAACCCGGAGGAATTCGCGGCCACGCTCGAAAAGCAGTATTTCGGGCAATGGGCGTTGCAGGAGCTGGGCGGCGAGTTCGTCAACATGGAAGGGGCGGAGTTCGACGCCGCGTGGTTCACGTCGAACATCTGGGTCGAGAAGTTCCCGCCCGCAAACGAAATCCTCTTGACCATCATCGCGCTCGATCCGTCCAAGGGCAGGAAGGACCGCGCATCGAACGAAGGCCGGCTCGGCGACTTTTCGGCGTTCGTCATCATGAAGCTGCACAAGGACGGCACGATCTACATCGACGCCGACATGGACCAGCGGAGGAACACGAACCAGATTGTGCAGGACGGGATCCGTTTGTGCATCGAGCACCGGCCCGACGCCTTCGCGATGGACGTGGACGCCTGGCAGGAATTGCTGGCGGCGGAGTTCGTGCGCGCGGCCTCGGAGTATCGGCCGCCGATCCTCTTGCCGGTCTACGGCATCAAGTCGGGGGGCGTGCCCAAGGAAGTGCGGATTCGCAGGCTGGCGCCTCTCCTGGCGGGGATCGACGGGCGCTGCCGGTTCATCGCCAACAGCAAGGGGGCGAATATTCTGGTGCAGCAATTGCGCGACTGGCACGGGCCGCCCAGGTCGGCGGAGCTACATGATGACGGGCCCGACTGCATGGAGATGGGGCAGCGGATGCTGTTGCACTTGCTAAGAGGGTCAAAGCCGGGTACGATTGGCGCGCCGGAACCGATGGGCCGGTGAGAAATTCGCTATAATCTCGGCAGGGTGAAAACAGCCGTGAACGCCATCTCCACGCTTCCTGAACCATCGACCGCGCAAGAACGCCTGCGCGCCGCCAAGCGCAAGGCCAAGGAACTGCGCCTCGAACGCAAGGCCCGCGAACTGGAAGATTCCAACGACATGATGGAATCCCTGGCCGTCACCGGGGGGCCGAATGGCGATTGGGTCGGCAGCTTTTACCAGATGCTCGACCGCTGGAACCAGGCGCAAGCCTACTTCCTGGGCGCCACCAACCCCAACGACCGCAAATACGGCCGCAACTGGCCTATCTTCTTGAACGAGGTGGACTTGCGCGTCGCGCGCATGCCCTCGCGCATCCTCACGTCCACCAATAATTACGCCATCGGCATCTTGGAAGGCTGGCTCTCCTACATGGTCGGGGAGGGCTACATCAAGCACGTCCAGCCCAAGCACGGCAAGGACGCGCTCGTCCCCAAGCCGATCCTGGCGAAACTTCAAGCGGTCATCGACGACTTTGCCGACCGCAACGATTGGGACGGCGGGGAACGGCCGGGGTTGGAGGAAGAGTTCATCCGCCGGCCGGAAGTGGACGGCGCTTCGATCCTCTGCTTGCACGAGGACGACGCGGGGTTGACGTGGGCGAGCACCATCGAACCGGAGCAGGTGACGCAGCCGCCCGGGTCGGACATGGACTATTTCTTCGGCATCTACTGCCCGAAGGACAACCCGCAAAAGCCCGAGAAATTCTACATCACCCCGCTCTACGGAGATGCGGTGGAAGGGTCGGAGTACGACGCGGAGCAGATCGTCTACTACAAGACCAACGTCATGCGGCAGATGAAGGTGGGGTTCCCTTCGTTCACGTTCAGCACGCTGAACACGCTGGACCTGGCCGATCAGTTGCGCCAGTCGATGGGGGTCGGCGGCAAGATCCAGGCGTCGATCGCGCTCATCCGCCAGCACGATAACGCTTCCAAGGAGAACGTCCAGAGCTTCACGGAAACCATCGCGGACTTCCAGCGGCGCTCCCTGACCGGCGCCACGGAGAACGTGCGGCAGTACACGCCGGGCGGAATCGAGGACATCCCCAAAGGACTCCAATACGCCGAGCCCCCGAGCACGCAAGCGACTCCCGGCCACATTCAGATTTTGCACGCCTGTCTGCGTGCCGCCGCGGTGCGCTACAACATGCCCGATTGGTTATCCTCGGGCGACGCATCCTCCAACACCTACTCGAATTCGGTCGCGACGGGATCCACGTTCGGCCGCCGCATCATCCGCGAGCAGAAACGGCCGGCGCACGTCTTCAAGCGCGTCTTCTGGTGGGCGCTGTCGAGTCGCTGCGAGCGTGCGGGAGTTATCACGGCCACGGGCGAGGACGGGCAGGTTTACTCGATGCCCTGGGAGCAGTTGAAAAACCTCGTCGAGATCGTGGTCACGCCCGCGAGCCCGGAGGAGCGCGACAAGAAGGAAGAGGCCGACCGGCTCGCAGAACTCGTGCGCGAAACGCTCATGTCGCCGCAACAGGCCATCGTCGAACTCGGCCACGACGTGGAAGAGACGAAATCGCAAATCAAGGCATGGCGCGAAGACATGGCGCCGCCGCCGGCGTTGCCGGGCGTGCCCGGCGTGCCAGGCGATCCCGCTCAGCCGTCCGAAAAGCGGCCCGGCGAGACGCCAAGCGCCGCTCCATCGCTTCCCATGCGGGAAAGCGCACCGCAGCCTATCGTCGTGCAACTGGCGATGCCGGAACCGAGCGCGCCGAAGGTCGAAGAGCCGGCATGGATCGAGTTGCCGGATGACCTGCTCGAATCGATCATGCCGGAAGAGATTCGCGGCGAAATGAGCGCGGAACTGCTAGAACAGCAAGAGGCGCGCGAGCGAGCGGAAGAGGAGCGCGAGCGCCTATTGAGGGAGGAGCGTGAGGAAATGGCCCGGCGCCGCACCGAGGACATCGAACGCGCCGAACAGCAGCGCGCCGAGGAAGAGCGGCGGCAGAAGGACGCCGACGCGAAGCTGAACGCATTGACCGAGGCGCAGGAACAAACCCGCCAGGCCGTGCAGCAATCGCAAGAGGCATCGACCGCGCTCGCCGCCATCCTGGAATCGAACCGCAAGACGCTGGAAATGATCGCCGTGTCGCAGGCATCGACCGCGGCGGCGCTTGCGGAACTTGCCAAGGCCGTCGGACAGCAGAAAGAGATTATCGTCAACCTGCCCGAGCGCAAACCCGTCGCGTTCGAGGCGATCAAGGGGCAAGACGGGCGCATGCGCATCCAGCCGATCGAGGAGTAACACCACCACCATGATCGTCGATCCATTCGTACCCCTGATCTGGACCACCAAGGGCAACATCCCGCGCGCTGCCGTGAGTCAGGATAAGCTCTGGCACGTCTCGGAGGATGACCCGAATATCGTCTTGAAGCTGGTCTACCGTCTGTTGAGTGATGAATTCGGGGCGAAAGGCGAGATCGTGCGCGAGGACGTGCATGTCTTCGTGCGGCAGGGCGTGGCGATGGTCGGGGAGCAGGCGAAACTATGGTAGCGATGGCCGTCACATATGACATCGAAGCGGTGAAGCAGCACTTGACTCCCACGATGCGGGGGCACTTGCGGGATTACGCGCTCTTGCTGCGGGGCGTGGCGGAACCCTGGACGGCCGGCGCACTGGAGAGCATGACGCGCGAGTTCTCGGCGAGGAGCGCCATCGACTTTCGCGAATTCTGCAAGGCGCTCCGCGTCGCGGTCACGGGGTCGATGATCGGCGTCGGCATGTTCGACACGCTTGAGATTCTGGAACAGGAAACCACCTTGCGCCGCATTGATAAGGGCGTCAACCATCCATGAGGGAATGACCCATGCGTGAATTCTTGACCCATGCTTTCGAGAAGGCCATCGAGGGGCCGCTCGGTATCGCGCTCCGCTTTGGCCGGCGCGGCAACTCCTTCCGGCGATTTTTCCGCTGGGCGCAGGCCAACACTCAGGCCATGTGCACCAGTTTCAAGAAGGAATTGCTGCTCGGCCATCACGCGCTCGGCACGACCGTGACGCGCGGCGGCACTGGCGCCGACACGCTCAAGGCGGCGCTGTTCCTGGCGACGGCCACGATCAACGCGGCGACGACGGCCTATTCCACGACCGGCGAGCTGGCCGGTTCGGGCAACTACACACAAGGGGGCGTCACAGTCACGAACGGCAACGAGCCGGATTCGTCGGGTACGACGGCGTTCTGGACGCCTAGCGCGTCCTTCTCGTGGACGGCGCTGACTTCCTCGGGCGCGTTCGATGCGTGTTTGTTGTACAATTCCACGCAGTCGAACAAGGCCATTGCCGTATTCACGTTCGGCTCGCAGTCGGTGTCGGCGGGAGATTTCTCGCTGACGATGCCGACGAATGACGCTTCGACGGGGTTGATTCGGATCGCGTAAGCGTGCGCGAAAGGAATCATCAGAACCATCATAACCTCTTGTCTCTTGGGCCGACCAAGGAGAACCTATGGCAGCCAACAACTTCAAGGTGAATCCGCAAGTCGCATTGTCGATGACCTCGGCAACGCGCCTGTTAAACCTCTTGGACCAGATCAACCGCTCGTTTGCCGAGCTGAAACTGGAACGTCTGGCCATGATCCAGCAGAAGGACGGCACGGCTGGCGACGAAACAGATTGGGTCACGATGTCCAAGATGTACGGCTTCGTGACCATCGCCACCCCGAACACGCCGAGCGAAGTCGTTGCCGAGGCGGCGTTTGCCGAACTCGACTCGTTTGTTGGCAACGCTGCGGCATCTCTGGAACAGTGTTGCGCGCGATTTCACCAGTAAGCCATGCACAAGCTGACCGCACCTCTTGGCAAGTGGCGCACGTCGCTCATCGCCGGGCAGACGTTCGCCACGCCGTCTTTCTGTCTGCACCCTAAAACTTCGTCGCTGCGGCTGACCATCGACAGGCCGACCACGGGCGGCGACGTAACCTGGGATGGCGAGATAGAAATCACGCTGCGCATTCGGTGCAACGGCGAGTTGTTCGAGTGCAAAACGAGCGACACGGGCGGGATCGTGGTATTGCCGCCGCATCATCGCATCCGGTACGAATCAGAACGCGAGCAATCTGAACTTATCTGGACGCCACCATGGGGATTCTTCGGCGCTCGGAGCGGCTTTCCCCGGCGAATGGGCGAAGGCTCGACGCAATTTTGTGTCGAGGCCATCATCACGTGCGCCAGCGGCACGATCACAACGACCGTGCACCTGGAACACGAGATTGCCGACGCCCCGCAAACGCCATTTCATTCGTCCGTGTCCTACGACACGCAGTCATCATCCATCGCGAACACCAGCGGCACGTCCATATCGACATCGCACACGGCCAGCGGCTCCAATCGGGCCGCGTTCATGTGCGCGGAGGCCGAGTACACGCTCACGGCCCCGACCAATTTTGCGATCACCTACGCGGGCAACGCCAGTTCGGCGCTGTGGACCGTGGCCGGCGGCTATTACAACGTCGCGACGCAATTTGCACGGTATGCTTTGGACGCCTCGCTCAGCACTGGCTCGCAGACTGTGGCGGCAAGCTGGACGGCGGGCGGCGGCACGATCTACGTTCGCTCAATCATGTGTGTGACTCTGGCCGGTGTTGATCAGACAACGCCGGTAGGAACAGCCGTCACCACCTACGCGGCCACCGGCACAACCCCGACCGTGACGGTAACGCGCACGTCTGAAACCGGCATGGTAGTGGACGCGCTGAACGCTTGGGTGCAGACCGGCACCCCATCGGCAGGCGCAAATCAGGACGGCCGCATCGCTGCCAGCACCTCGTCAGGCGGCGTCCCCGTGTGGGCCTTGGCCAGCACGCAATCCCTCGCTGACGGCGGGGTGATGACGTGGACGAAGAATTCCAACTACGAGTACATCTATGGCGCGGTCGCGTTCAACCCGGCGTACACGGCAGGCGACCTGGAAACCGATCTGGTCTCCGTGTGGGAGCTTGACGAATCCAGCGGTAACGCGATTGACAGCTACGATGGCCACGATGCGACCGACACGAACACGGTCGGGGCATCGGCCACAGCGCCTTCAGCGCTCGGCGGCTCGCGTGATTTTGAGCGCGACAATAGCGAGTATTTTACCATTGCCGACCATGCCGATTTGTCGGGCGGTGATGTTTCCTGGACGGTGACGGGATGGGTGCGGTTAGAATCAGCTGGCACGATTCAGACGATGGTGAGCAAGCATGACGGCTCGACAATAGCCGGTAGTGAGTTTGCGCTGTTTTACAACAGCGTCACATTTCGAGGATCACTCTACCTCGGAAGTTCAACCGACACACAAGTTACGTGGGGATCAACGCCGTCACTTGGCACATGGTACTTCTTTGCCATGTGGTACGATGCGGTCGCTGACACGTTCAATCTCTCGGTCAACAACGGCACGCCTGTTTCGGCCTCGCACAGCGGCGGCTCCAACGACACCACAGTGCCGTTTCAGATTGGCGCAACCAATGGCTCCAACTGCCTTGATGGTATGGCTGCCCAGGTCGCATTCTGGCGCGGCCGCATCCTGTCTCCTGCCGAGAGGACAGCGCTCTACGCCGGCGGCAATGGGCTGCCGTATGATGATTGGGGTATTTCGGGCGGTGGACCAACCGAAGTGGCCCTCACCGGCGTCTCGGCTACCGGCGCGCTCGGCACGCTCACCCCTGTCCTATCCATTGGCATCAGCGGCGAAGAAGCCACGGGCGCAACGGGCAGCATCACGGCCGCGCAATCGCTGACCGGAGAGGAAGCCACTGGCGATCTCGGCACGCTGACGGCGACTCTCACGCTGGCCATCACCGGCGTCCAGGCCACGGGCGCGCTCGGCACGCTCGGACCTGTCAACACGATTGCGCTGTCCGGCCTCGAAGCGACCGGCGAAACGGGCGATCTCACGGCCTCCCAATCGCTCACCGGCGAAGAAGCGACCGGCGCGGAAGGCGACCTCGGCGTATCCTTGACCGTGGCGCTGACCGGCATCGCTGCGACGAGCGCGCTGGGAAGCCTCACCCCGGACCATTCGCTCGCGCTCACGGGCGAAAACGCCACTACCGCGCTCGGCGCGCTCGCGCCCGAATTCGCCGTGCCGCTGGTTGGCGAGGAAGCCACGGGCGAACTCGGCGACCTCACCGCCGCGCAATCGCTGACCGGAGTCGAAGCAACTGGCGCGCTGGGCACTCTCACGCCTACGCTCTCGATCGCGCTCACGGGCGAGGAAGCAACCGGAGCGCTCGGCACGCTGACGGCCAACTTTGCCGTGCCGCTGGCCGGCGAGGACGCGACCGGCGAGACCGGCACGCTGACGCCCACCGTGCCCGGCGAGGTAAGTCTCGCCGGCGTCCAGGCCACGGGCGTCCTCGGCACGCTCGGCGTCACGCTGACGATGGCGCTGAGCGGCGAAGAGGCGACCGGGGCGGAAGGCGATCTTGCGCCTGTCCTGACCATCGGCCTGGGAGGTCTTGAGGCGGCTGGTGAGACGGGCACGCTCGGGCTGACGGCGGGCGGATCCATCGAGCTTACTGGCGTCGTGGCGACCGGCGAGGTAGGCACGCTGACGACGACCGGGCCCGTGAGCGAGGAATTGTCCGGCGTCTCGGCGCAAGGCCAGGTCGGCAACTTGACGGTGGTGCTCGGCGGCGCGGGCATCGGCGGCGGCGGGACGCTTCCCTGGTATCCGTCGCACCTGGGCATCCCGGTCGAACCGGAAAGAAAGAAGAAAAAAGACGAGCGCGAAGCGTTCGAGCAGCCGGTAGAATTCACCGATGAGGACTTGGCGCTCGTGGCCGCAGCCTTGAACGAGTGGATGCAGCCCTATTGAGGAGTCAGGCCATGCAAGGACGATTCGATGCCGACGGCACGCTGTTGTTGCGCGTGAAGCAAAGCGACAAGGGGTTTGGGGAGTTGGCGCGCGCGCTGTTGGAGCGAGGGATGGCTGGGCCGCTGCGCGAGGGATGGGATGAGAGCAAGCATCCCCGTGGCGAGCATGGCAAGTGGGCCAGAAAGTACACCGATATCGCAGCGCAATTCAAGAACGAAATGCGCGACATCATCAACGGAAAGTCAGGTCTAAGCGGGGCCGATAGGGCCGATGCCATCGCCAATTTGCGAGAGAAGATCGAGATAGCCGAAGCTGCGGCTAGGTCGTCAGGCAAATCCATTTCCAGGGAAGACCTTTTGGCGGCCAATTACAAGCCAGAAAACATTGATGCTGTCCTTGGCGGTTCCACCGATGAACTCCCGACGTTTGTGAATGACGATGATGGCATGGAGTCCTCTGTCCACCGCCACGACAAAGGCTACAGCGTAACGCTGAAAGACGCCGATTCTGGCGAGCGAATTCCTATCATCAAAATTTTTCCTCACGACCAATTAGACAAGGCAATCGCCTATGCAAAGCGCATTGCCAATCTCCAAGAGTCCACCGACGCCTCCAGCAGTTCTGACCGCATTCCAGGCGGATTGGCCGACAAGAAGCCCGATAGCGACTTCGATCCTGAACAGCTGGCGGCCGGCATCAAGGTCGAGATGGAGCACACCGACGATCCCGACATCGCGAAGGAAATCGCCAAGGACCACCTGACCGAAGACCCCGACTACTACCGCAAGTTGCGCAAGATGGAGCTGAAGGAATCAACGGATGCGCACGGCCACGAGCACAAGGACAAAGGCCCAGGGGGCGGACAGTTCACGAGCAAGGGCGGTGGAAGCGGATCGTCGGGAGCGCCGCAGAAAGACGTTAAACCGAAGCACGGTTCGCGCGCAGCATCGCTACACGCCGAGCACCAGGCGCTGAAGCAGAAGCGCCTCGACGCCTTCAAGGAACTCAAAAAGGAAGCCCTGGACGCCGAGAAAGCAGTCAATCAGAGCGCCAAGGCCGCCAACAAGATTCTGAACAAGACGTTTCCTTTCGATGGGCCGGATGGAAGCTACGACACCGGCTACGGCGGCATCGAGGCCGTCCTGATGAACTGGGAAGAAGACACGGAAGGAACGTCGGCGCAAGATCGCTATGACGGTCTCGGCTCAGCACTACAGGACGCTACCGCGTGCCTGGAGATCGAGAACTACACGGACGGCGAGAACACACTGAGCGCCGAAGAGAGCAAGGAAGTCAAGGAGCACCTCAAGCTCATCATCCAGCACGTTCGTCAGGCCCGCAAGCACCTGAAAACCTACGTCCAGCACCGCAAGGAAATGCAGGCGATCCGCGCAGGCGAACCGATGGACGTGCAGGAATCGCTGATGGCCATGCCGGACGGCGCAGTCGATTACGTGGCGCTCCTGGAAGCGTGGGACGAGGGCAAGCACCCCAGGGGCCAGCCGGATAACGCCGGGCAATTCGGTAGTGGTGGCGGCGGCGGCGGCGGCGGGTCATCCAAAACGGGAGGTGCAAGGCGAGCGGCCCGGAAAGAGAAGCACCAAAAGGCCAGCCAGGAGTTTGCGGGCCGAACCAAAGAGCGCGCGCAGCGTCGCGACAAGATCGAAGACGTTGCGATGAACGCCGAGGCGCTGTCGAACGGCAGCGCCGACGACCTCGCGGCGAAGCTGAAAGAAGCCGGCATCCCTGAAAAAAACATCGCGCGCATCATGACAAAAAAAAAACGCGGCGACGCTGAATACGCGCGCAACACCGCGAAGGCCAAAAAGATCGGCGACAAACTGGCGGATCACAAGGCCAAATGGCAGCAATGGATCAAAGACAATCCAAAGCCAGAGGCGCCGGAGTACCCGGCCGACGATAGCGCTATTTCGGACAGCGAACAGGCCAAACTCGACAAGCAACAAGACCGCCTCGACGCCTGGGAAGAAAAGGACGGCGAGTTCGAGGAAAAAGCCGACGACATGAAGCTTGACTATGACGTTGCGCTTGAAACGGCCCAGGAAATGATCGGCCTGGCGGAAACCGAGGACGCCATTCAAGACGCCGCCTCTGACGCCATCGACGCCATCGATGCCGAAGAGGAGCAAGACGAGGAGCCGGAAGAACCGGACTGGTCGGAAGCCGAGCCGGAAGTGACCAGCGCGCTTGATCGAACCGAATCCTTGGTGGCTCACCTGTCAAGCCACGCGGAAGAGGACGAGGAAGTCGAGCTGACGCGCGACCTCGAATCCGCTCACGACGACATCGGCAGCGCCGATCCTGATGAGCATCCCGAAAAGATCGCCGCCTACCTCAAAGCCGCCGAGCGAACAGCAGCGTATTTCGACAAGGCCAAGAAGCCTGAGCACGCCAAAAGCGTGCGCGCCAGCGCGGCCGCGATGAAGGAAGCCCTTGACGCCATCGACGTGGCCGAATCGCTGAGAGAATCCTGGGACGAATCCAAGCACCCCAGGGGCCAGCCAGGGAATCCGGGGCAGTTCGGGCATGGGGGCGGCGGCGCAAAAAAAAAGGACAGCGCCGACGGCGGAAAGAAGGGTGAATCATCCTCTGGCGAGTCCGCGCTGAAAGCCGCTGCCGAGGACTACAAGAAGAACGGCACGAAGGCCAAGGCGTTCAAGGAATGGTTCGGGGATTGGGAGAACGATCCGGAGAGCGCGTCGAAGGTGGTGAACGCGGACGGCGAACCGCAAGAGACGCATAACATCGACGAAGAAGGAAAACCGGTTGTTCTCTATCACGGCACGACGCGGGAATTTGATTCATTCAAGCCTGGGACGAAAAACCAATGGTCCAACGCGCTCGGATTCGACACGTTCTTTTTCTCGGACAACAAGGCCGTTGCAAGCACCTACAAGAATCAGGGCGATGGCGGCAGGATCATCGAAGCCTACCTCTCGATCAAGAAACCATTGGTGATCGATGCAAACGGAGGCGATTGGACCGATGCGCTGAGTGAAGCCATCGATTCCATTCAGACGTACCGCACGCCGGAAGAAAAAGCCTTCCTCGATCTCAAGGCCCAATACATCGAACAATACGGCTATGAGGAAGAGTATGCGCCGGAGAACGTCCCGGAAGACGCCCGCGAGAAGATGGCGGCGGCGTCTCGCAAAATGGACGAGCATATTCTCGCCAACAAGAACCTTTACAGTAATGCTCCGCGCCGGCCGCATGCTCACGATGGCATCATCGTCAAGAACGTGATCGACGTAACGGAAGCCGAGCCAGATGCGGACGATGGCACGTTCAGTTATTATTCCACGGTTTACGTCGCCTTCGAACCGACCCAAATCAAAGCCGTCAACAACCGCGGCACGTTCGACCCCACCAGCGCCAAGCTCCATGAATCCTGGGACGAATCCAAGCACCCCCGCGATCACGGCAAATGGGCGCACGCCGCCGGCGATTCGGGCGCAACCGCCGAGCATCCGCCGGCATCCGCGAAAGAAACCACCAATACCAGCAAGGACACCCTGCCCGGAACTCTTGCCGAGATCCACAACGCCGCCGAAAAGATCGCCGCCCAGGAAGCCGAGAAGAGTGCAACCCTTCTCGGCAAGTTCAAGGAAGCCTCGAAGTGGCTCAAGGACAAGAACGCGCGACTCTACGGCAAACTGCAAGAGCGCTACGGAACCAAAGGCGCGCTGGCGATCTGGGGGGCCGGGCAGGTCATCACCTGGGGTATCACCGTGGGCGCGCCATTGGTGACGGGCCTGCCGATCATCGTTCCGCCGGGCGGCGGCATGTTGACCTCGCTGGCCCTGGCGGGTATGGTAGAGGCGTACAAGAAATTCCGGGGATCGAAGGGCAAAGACGTGGCCGAGTCCGCTGAAACGCTGTTTGACGACGACCTCTCCGCCGAGGAAATCCACAAGGCGGCCGTGGAGATGGTCAACGAACTCTTGGCGGAACTGGCCGAAGTCCCCGAAGTCAAGGCGACGATGAACCAAGAATGACCGACGCACAGCGCCAAGTCCTGGACGACGAGCCGACCGCGTTTTGCTCTTTCAACGCCGATCGCGGGACGTTCAAGGTTTACTGCTACATGAGCGGGCCGGCCTCTCCGTTCGAACCGTTCGAGCCGGCACCGCGCACGGCCGTGGCGATGTCGTCGTCGTGGGATACGGCATGGGAGGCGTGGAAGGACGCGGCGGAATCTTTACAGCGAAGGAAGGTGAGCGCGTGAACGATCAAGCCGGCATTTCCGTCAAATCGTTGCCATTGACGTGTGGAACGTGCGGACACGTCGGGCACATGACGTATCTGCGCTGGTGTTCGTCGTGCGGCGACGCCATTTGTCCGGGATGTTTTCCGCTTGGGCAAAAGGGACTGGATCGCTGCCAGCGATGCGTTACCGAGAATCGCCCGACGTTCGCCGAGCGTGCTGGCCAGCGCTTCGCACAAGAAAGGGAAGAGAAAATCATGCGTCAAATCGTGGCACTCAAACAAGACGTAGACGACAAGCCCGCATCATCCGCCCTCGTGCATATCCACGGCGATCTGTACGTGGACGCCGCGGCGGTCGTGGCAGTCGAGACCGCCAGGGAAGGGAGTTGCCAGGAAGGCGTCGCCGTCGCCTTTCGCGTGGCAAATGACTCGGTGACTCGATTCTTTCCGTGCCCGAACCGCGACGCGGCCCAAAAACTCGCCGCCGAGATCGTCGAGCGCGTGAACGGGGGGAGGCTCGCTTGCGTGATGACAGTGACCAACCCGGAAATATCGCAGGCGGAGATTCGCAAAGCCACCGAAGAACTCTGCGACAAGGCATTGCGCTCACACTACGGCGAGATGGTGATACTGACCGAATGCACCTGCCCCGACCTCCTCAACGGCCACGCGCCCGGTTGTCCGTTGCACGAAAACCCTTGAACTCAACCCCCGGCAAGGGTATACTTCCTGACGTGGAACGTTCCTTTCCAGTGTCAGGAGGTGGGTTATGAAAAAGGGCGGACGACAGACGGTTCGCGGCGGTTACGATGCTCGGCGCGGCGGCACGCTGCCAGGCGGCGGCCGCGGAAGCGGTTGAAAGCAATGGCCGAGGTGTTCACATCAACGTCTCAACTCCTCGCGGAGTACGCAAGCACGCATGACAGCGTGCTTGTGTCGTTTTCCGGCGGCAAGGATTCCCTCGTCGTCGCCGATCTCTGCTCGCGCCAGTTCAAGCGCATGGTGTTCTTCTTCATGTACTTCGTGCCTGGCCTGCGCTGCTGCGAGGAGCAACTCGACTACGGCAGGAAGAAGTACGGGGCCGAGGTGCTCTACTACCCGCATTGGTCCGTGGTCGCGGCGCTGCGCGCCGGCGTCTACTGCCCAACCAGCGACACCACCGACCAGCTGCCCAAGGACTACACGCTCTCGGACATCTACAGCCTGGCGCGGCAGGATACCGGGATCAAGCTGATCGCCAACGGCATCAAGCGCTCCGATTCGGAGTTCCGCCGCAAGAACCGCGCGGCATTCGAGCGCAAGGACGTGCTCTGCCCCTTGCGCGACTGGAACAAGTTGGAGGTGCTGGCCTACCTGAGCCTGCACAAGATCCCGGTCCCCAAGTCGTCGGGGCGAGGTGCGACCGGCGTGGACCTGAGTTCGCCGAGCCTCTGCTGGCTGCACGACACCTACCCGGACGATTTCGAGAAGCTGTTGCAATGGTTCCCGTATGCTCGGGCTGCGCTGGCGCGGCGCAAGTTCTTCGGCGTCAAGTGAGGGGCATCATGGCCAAGAAGAAAACCACCGCCAAACCGGCCGAGCCGGAAGCACTCATGTGCCCGGTCGTGTCGGCGACGCATGACAACGTGCATCGGTCCATGATAAAAGAAGTGCCGTGGAATCCGCGAGGCATGACGGATCAGGAGCGAGAACGATTGAGCAAGAGCCTCGAAAAATTCGGACTTGTCAATTACTTGGTTTGGAATAAGCGCACCGGCAACCTGGTGGGCGGGCATCAGCGATTGGCGGAACTGGACAAGCGCATGGGCGGCAAGGATTACCGCATGTGGGTCAACGTCGTGGACCTGGGCGAGCGCGACGAAAAAAACCTCAACATCCTCCTCAACAATCCCGACGTGGGCGGCGCGTACGACCTGGCCAAACTCGGCGCCCTATTCCAGAACAAGGAAGTGGACGCCGAAGACACGGGATTCTCGGCAGCGCAGCTCTACAGTTTTTTCGGCGATGCGCCGATGGCCGAACAGCCCGAACAGTTGGAAGAACTGGCGGCCCAGATGCGCGAGGCGCGCGAGCGCTACAACAAGATCAAAGAGGCGGCCGCGAAGCGTGACGACACCCATTACTACCTCGTCGTGTTCGCGAGCGTGGATGAACGGCTGGCGTTCATGGATGAAATCGGCGTTGGAAATGACGGTGGAGTCTATGCCTTGTGCGTGAACGGTGCCGACGTGCGGGCGCGATTCCAGGCGATGCGCGACCGGATCGCGGCCCTTGAGGGCCAGCTTGCCGCGCGACCGGCGGGGCGCGCGAAGAAAGCCGGCGCTGCTGCGCCGGCCTCGGTGTAGGGGTAGGGGCTTGGGGGAGTTCGCGGGTGGGCTGTTATTTGGTCGCGTCTCGGTGCGCCTTCGCTGCCGTCCGATACAGCGCTGCTGCGTGGTTCCTTCCGGCGAAGTCTTGCGTGTCGGGGCGCGCGTCAAAAGCCTTGGCGTTGGCCTCGATATGCGCGGCGACCAATCCCTTGCGGGCGAGCCGTGCGTATTCGTCTGCCGTGATTTCCAGCGCCGCCGCCTTCTCTTCGCCTTCCTTTTTCCAAGCTTCGCGGGCGATCGCGTAGGCTTCTTCGAGCGTGCCGAACGCCGTGATCGTGCTGTAGCCTGGCCGCGTGAAAACCCTGTCAATCCGGTCGTTGCTGTTCATCGTTCAATCTCCCCTCTGGGCGCTGTGCCCCCCTGTTATCCGCCGGGGGAGTTCGCGGTGGGCGTCTCGATCATCGCTCAATACTGAGGTAATCCAACCTTGACGAGCTGCTCCATCGATCGGCGTCCGCCGAGTTTGGCCATGCGTTCCGGGTTGACCGGATAGAGCTTGACGAACCACCCTTCGCCGTTACTGGCCGCGTGAGCTTCAGCGCGAGCCTTGTCCGCGTACTGACACCACTTCTTGACCTTGCCGCCGTGCTTGGAACACAGGGTCCATTTCTTCTCGACCATTGCTCGCCTCCATCACAGGGTTCGCGTTCTCAACGCCAGAAATACAAGCGAACCGCGTGCCAAACTGTTATACACTTCTGGATTCTCGCGTAAACCCTGACAATCGCCGTGTTTCCTGCGTCCGGCCGGCGCGGTGTATCATTCTGCCCTGTCTAAATGTCATACACTTTGTAGCGAAATCGACCAGCGCTTTGCGCGAGCTGGCGCGGGCGGCCCGGACGGCCTGGCGGCGCCGTGCGGAAATTTTTCCCAAATTCGTCTACCATTCCCGCGCCGCTTGTTGTAGGATTCTCCACAGTTAGATTTATCGGGCGGCGTGGTTATCCCACGTCGGCCGGCGGTTGGCTTCAGCCGGGGTCTGGCCGCCCTGGTTAGGAGCTTGGAACTTCGCGAGCCATCCAAGGGGCGCGCGTGGGACAACCCACGCCGCCCCTTTTCTTTTGCGCATCGAGGCGTGAAAGCATGGCCGCCAAGCAAATCAGCGATCTCGATCTCCGCGAGGACTTCGCCCTCAGCCTGGCGAAACTGCCGGCCGGGCAGAAGCGCGTGGACCGGGAAAAAAAGATCATCTACGGCGTGCGCCTGCAAGGTCTCACCAGCAAGAACACCCACGGCGTCGATGACGTGGACGGCACAGATTACGACCTCGGCGCCATCCGCGAATCCAACTCCCTCTACGAAGGCATCCAAGCCTACGCCGACCATCCGCCGCGCGAGAACCCGAACAAGGAGCGGTCGATCCGCGACGTGATCGGGCTGCACCACAACATCCGCGCCGACGACAAGGGGCGCATCTCCGATTTCCACCTGATCCCCCACCACGAATTGACCGAGTGCATCCTCGACGCGGCCGAGAATGAAAAGCTCGCCGGCGCCTACTCGTTCAGCCACAACGCGCGAGGCGGCGGGGAAGTCAGGGGCCGGCGCTACGTCGTGACCAAGATCACCGAGGCACGTTCTTGCGATCTCGTGGCCAAGGGGTCCACCACGCGGAACCTCTACGAAAGCCCGGAGAGCAAAAAGATGAAAACCACGCTCGGCAAGATCGTGCTCGAATCCTCCCTGCCGGAAAACGGCGTCGGACTCACCAAGGCCGTGCTCCTGGAAATGGGCGACATGATGAACGCCGAGGTGGACGCCGACGGCGACTGGAAGGCCGATCTCGTCGCGGCCATCGGCAAACTCGTCAAGAGCGCGAGCGACTCGGATCACTCCCTGGCCAAGAAAATCCTCTGCATGCTCAAACCGGAAAAAGCCGCCGCGATGGGCGAAGGAGAAAAGACCGTGGCAACCAATGAAAACAAGGAAAGCGCCGAGTACAAGGAATCGCTCGCCGTCTCAAGCAAGCTCCTGACGACGATGGGCCTGAAAGCCGAAGGGCCGCTCCTGGAGGCGCTGGCGTCCTCGCCGACGCTCGATTCCAAACTCTCGATCATCGCCGCGGTGAAGGAAACCGCCGCGGCCATCGCGCCCCAGCGCCCCGGCTTCAAGCCGCCCCCAGGTCCGGCCAAGAACCCGGACGCCGGCAAGCAGCTGACCGAGGGGCAGGAAGTCAAGTTCGACGACCTGTACGGCAAGATCCTGCACTAACAACCCCGCGCTCAGGAATGAGCGCGTCACCGTCCATAACCGACACGACACAAGGGGCAACCAATGTCTACCCTCGCTTCCGTCGCAACCGCGAATCCGTTCAGCAAGCCCGACGCGAACTTGCTGGACTGGCTCATCCCCTATGCGCTGGCGGGAGGCGCAATCGGCGTCGAAGTCGGCGATCTCATGTACGACGGCGGCTCCGACGTGGCGCTGCCGGCCGGGCAACAGGCCACGCAAGGCTCCCTGGCGGCCGATCAAGTCCTCTTCGCGGCCAACTTCTGCGGCGTCTCGACCGAGAAGGTGCTGTCCAGCGAAACCAACGCCACGCGCCGCATCGCGGTCATGACCACGGGCGTCAAAATCTTCAATTGCGCCGCGACATCGTGGGTCAAGGGCGATCTGGTCGGCATTTACTCCAACGGTTCCGACTCCCCCGTCTCCTCGCAGGTCGCCAAGGTTTCGACGGTCGATAAGGCGATTGGCATTTGCATCAAGTCGAGCCTGGGCGTCTCCGTCACGACCGTCGAAGTGCTGTTCATCGCCAAGGATTTCACGGGTCAGAATACCACCGGCACGATGGTCGGGGACGTGGTTCTCGACTCCATCGTCGGCGGTGATTCTTCCCTGGCCATTGAAGGGCAGGTCGGCTCGGCGTCCGCCGGCGGCGCGATCGCGATGGCGGGCGGGGCTGGCGACGGGGCCGGCAACGCGGGCGGCGCGATCACGATGGCGGGCGGTCTCGGCATCACCACCGGGGCAGGCGGCGCTCTCACGTTCACGGGCGGCACGGGCGGCGCCGGCGGTGCGGGCGGTGCGGTCTCGATGATCGGCGGCGTGCCGACTTCCGGCAACGCTGCGGGCGGCGCGGCGACGTTCAAGGGCGGCGCCGGTTCGGGTACTTCCAACGGCGGCGTGCTGGCCCTGGCCGGCGGGGCCGGTGGTTCGACTTCGGGCGCTGGTGGCGCTGCGTCTCTCGCTGGCGGGGCCGGCGGTGGCACTGGCGCGGGCGGCGCGCTGACACTTGCGGGCGGTGCTTCCGGCGGAGGCGCCACCGGCAACGGCGGGGCCATCACCGTCGCCGGCGGCGCGGCGGCCTCGACCAACGGCACGGGCGGCGCGGCTTCCGTGGCCGGCGGTGCGGCGACGGGCACGGGCACGGGCGGGGCGCTCACCCTTGCGGGCGGTGCGTCGGCCGGCGCGGGCGGCACGTCGGGCGCGGTGACGATTGACGTTGGCGCTCGCAACGGCGGCACGGGCGCGCAAATCAAGATCGGTGCCAGCGCGATGACGACATTGGAGCTCGGCACGACGGTCGGCACGGAAAACGCCGAGATGAAGGGCTTCTACAAATCCGGCACCATCGTCGTGGCCGTGCCGACCATTGCCGACGGCGAATCGGACGAGGTGGCGGTGGATGTGTCGGCGATGACCTTTGCCCCGGCGGTCGGCGACATCGTTGTCGCAATTCCGTTGGAAGCGCTGCCGACCGACGCGCTGCTATGCGGCGCCTACGTGAGCAACACGGATCAGGTCACGGTTTCCTTCGGCACGAAGGAAGGCGGGTCGGGTGTGACCGGCGCGAACAAGAACTTTGCGTTCTTCTTCATCGACGTGACCTAATCGTGCATGCCGTCGCGGCGGGCATCGGCCGCGCCGTTGCGGCTGGCGAGGATCGCCTCGACTTGCTCGGCAACAACGTCCTTGGCCGGGGAGACGACGCAAACGGGGTTGCCGTTGACCGTGGCCGGCAGGCTGGGGCGCTGGCCCTCGGGCGCGACGAGCCAGGTGCGGTCGGTGACGTTGACGAGGATGCGGGCCGGGTCGATCTGGCCAGCGACGACGCCGGCGAGCAGGTTCAAGAGGTTCGTGTACGCCTGGTCCTGCTGCTCGATCACGAGTTGTTTGCGGCCCAGCGACTCAAAAAGTTGTTGGTCAGACATGGAAGCGCCTTTTTCCGGTGGTTGAGGTTTCGATCACAAGGGCAATCGGCATTGTAAGGGGTTGTCTCATGACCGTAAAGGTAACTAAGCTGGCGGACATGTACGAGGGCTACTTGCACCGGGCGGCCGGCGCAAAGCTCGCGAACCCCGGCGCGGCGCGCCAGGCGTTCCTGAACGAATTCCGCCATCGCCTCGGTCTCTGCGACCGCGCCGGCAACGATTACCACGATAAGGTCGGCAACCGCGTGTTGCGCGAGTGCGCCGACGAGCAACTACGGTTCACGTCCGACGACTTCTCCATCCGTGAGATGATGGAAGGCATCGTCGGCCCCGGTTACTCGCAGTTCTTGCAGAGCGCCGAGGCTTTCGTGGCCTGGCGCAATAACAACTTCGCAGCCAACAAGCGCTATGCCGACGATCCGCGGGCGCTCCTCGAAGGCTACGGCCAGACGCTCCTGGAAGCGGGCGGGGTCGGCAGTCCGGTCGGGCCTTCCGCCTTTGCGGATATCAACGCCTGGACCGCGGCCAACAGCGGTCTTTTGGAACGGCGCATCCTCGAACAGTTCGTCAATCCCGAATTCATCGGCGATACGATTTGCCCCGACGAGCAGACACGTATCGCGGAAGGGCAGAAAGTCATCGGCGTGGCGAACATCGCCGACTTCCCGGAAGAGCGCCAGCCCGGCATGCCGCACTTCCGCACCACGTTGCAGCCGCGCTACGTCACCCTGCCGCGCACCGCGGACCGCGCGCTGGCCATCGACGTGACGTTTGAAGCCGCCTTCTTCGACCTCACGGGGCAGGTGCTTGAAACTGCCGCGGCGGTGGGCAAACGTGTCGCGTTGTCCAAGGAACTCCGCAAGATCGACGCCGTTATCGGCGTGGACGCCTCCACGGGCCTCTCGACGGGCCGCAACGCCTTCAACTACAAGGGCACGGCTTACGCGCAGTTCTCTGGCACGGAATCGTTGCCGATCCCGAAGAACTCGCAGAGCAACCCGCTCACCGACGGCAACTTCGACACGATCAAGGCTTCCTGGTTGCTCCTCAAGCGCATGCGCGACCCGGAAACAGGGACGCGCATCCAGGTCAACGCCGACACCATCCTCACCGGCCTTGAGGGGTACGTCACGGCCAACCTGATCGTCAATGCCATCGACGTGCAGCGCCGCACCGCTGGCGCTCTGACCCAGGCCACGGCCAATACGCTGGTCGTTCAGAACACCCCGAACAACCCCGCCTCGATCGGCGGGCCTCTTGGCATCCGCCGCGTGCTCACCAGCTCACTCCTGGAACAGCGCATGCTCGACACGGATGGCCTGGCGCTGTCGGCGGCCAACGCCGCGAAGTATTTCTGGCACCTGGAAGCCGGAACGAGCCACAAGAACATGGTCAACTTCCCGCTTACCGTCCAGCAGATGCCGATGGCGTCCAGCTACGAAATGACCGACCGCAAGATCGTGCAGACGACGTTCGTGTCCGAACGCTCGACCCCCTCCGTGTGGTCGATCTGGCATATTCTGAGGAATACAAATTAGTATTTTGCAAGGCGCGATTGATCGGCCATACAGTTGAATCGCCCCGCTCGCCCATCACCACCTTCTGACGGAGACCGATGCAATGCAGCTGGCGCAACTCAAAGCCCTGGCCGAAGAAGTCCGCGCGGTGTCGATGGACGCCAGCGCGGTGCGCGGTCTGGTCGAAAAAGTCCTCGAAGCGCACGGGGACGACAAGGAACTCGCGCTTCTCTGCGGCCGCTTCCTGCGCGCCGAGCAGGGTGGCGCGGTGCGCGACATCTGTGACGAAATCAAGGGCACGCCCGAACCTCCGTTGCCGCCTCTGTTTCCGCAAGCCGTCGAAGCCCCAGCGCCGGCCCCGGAGCAACAAGCGCCGCCGCAGACGGCGCCGGTCGTCGTCGCGCCTCTGACGTTCCCGGAAGATCCCATCCCGGAGCTTCCCAATGCGCCGCTCCCCGCAGCACAGACCGCTCCGCCGCCTCCTCTGGCCGATGAACCGCCCGCCGCCGAGCCTGTGCCCGCCGAACCTGCGCCGCCGGAACCGGCCAAAGAAGCGGAAGAGGCGCCCAAGGCCAGCACGAAGAAAAAAGGCAAGTAAGCGATGGCCTACACCGAAGCCGAACGGATTGCCCTTGCGCGGCAAACGCTTGACGCCGCGATGGACAATCTTCTGGCGCTTGAACTTGCCGGGCCTCAGGCGTGGGTGGACTACACGGAAGACGGCGGCAGTTACCAGTTTTCCAACGCCAAGCGGACGCTGCAAGAACGCATCAAGGGCTTGCAGGAATTGATTCAGACCTTGCAAGGCGCCTTCATCGTGAAATCCAGGGGCGTGTAAATGTACGCGGCCATCGACGCCACTAGCGCAGGGGACAACACCATCGTCGCCGGGGTATCCGGCAAGACGATCCGCGTGTTCTCCTACCTCCTGGCCGCGTCCGCGACGCTGCAATGGAAATCAGGATCGACGGCCCTGTCCGGCGAGATGCCTGTGACCGGGCAACTGGTAGCGCCGGCAGCGCCTTTGGGCGCGGGAAGGCGTGCGGCTTACTTTGAGACGGCCGAGGGCGAGGATTTGATCTTGAGCGGCATCGCGGGTGGGCATCTGGAATTCGAGTACAGGTTGTTGTAATGGCGACCGTCATCGACACCAGCAACGAGTATCTGACCTGGGCGCGGCCTGAGACCGTGACGTACTACGCGAAGTCGAACGGGGTCAACAGCGCGGGCGTGAGCGTGACGCACACGCAGCGGTTCAACATCCGCAAGGACTTCCTGCCGCCCGACTCGTTCCTCTTGAGCCTGGACACGCACTGGCGCATGGCCGCGGTCCCCCTGGGCGCCATCGTGCCGAAGATCGACGACGTGTTCCAGGACTCGACGGGGGCGCGCTGGGTGGTCAAGTTGGTGGAACCGAACCGGCAGCGGTCCAGTTACCGGCTGAGTTGCAAGAAGATCAAGAGCGTTGCCTGAGAACGAAAGGAATGTAGAAAATGGCCCGACCTCTCGGCAGCGGCCCGATTCACGTCTACCTCGGCTTTGGCCCGCCGACGGCGCGAGCTTTCGCGCCAACTCCCGTTACCGCGGCAGGCGCGCTCTACTACGGCACGACGCGCTCGGGCATCGATACCGATGAGGATATCGCTTTTTACGAAGTCATGAACGACCTCACCGGACCCAAGCAAGCGCTCGACCTCGGCTTTGCCGGGCGCGAGGACCGGATCGTCTGTCTGGCGTCCAGCTGGTCGCAGACCGTCGAGAACATGCTTGAGCATTTCCTGGACCCTCTGAACACGTTGACCGCTCGCGGGACGGACCGACTGGCCGACCTCGGCACGCTGATGCTCTCCGAGGGCAAGACGCTGGGCCTCTGGCTGGTCAAGGCCAGCGCCACGAAGGCGATCAACGTCGCCGCGGGCATGCCGCTCGGGCGCTACTATCCGACCGTCATCATGACCGGGCCGAATCGCCTGGTCGAGGGCAACCGGGAGAACTTGCGCTCGCGCGTCTTCCAAGCCAAGAAAGACCTGGCCACGCTCAACGCGGGCACTTTGCCCCTGTTTCGGGAGGACAACGCAGCCTTTGCCGGGCTGCCGGCGCCGACGTTCGGCTGATCCGCTCACGTCACCTACATCAACTGCAAGGACTCACCACCATGCAATTCCCCCCAAAACCAGAAGGCATCTTCCAGTATTTCGACGGCGAGAAGGAAGTTTTCGCCGACCCGGAACCGATCTGGCGGAACATCTACCGCCTCACCGGCGGGCAGCCGAACGCCTGGTCCAACGCCGTCTATGCCGCCACGCCCGAGACGACGGACCCCAACGTCATCGCGACGGCCATCGACGCCGAGGAAAAGCTGGAAGCGCTGGTGCGGCACGTCTTTCAGATGAAGCCGATCGACCCCAAGACCGGGCAGGGCGCCAGTTGGCCCCTCTGCCTGGGCGTGTGGCGCGACTACTGCCTGTTCATGGACGACCTTAAAAAAAAACGCGAGACGTGGCAACCGCCCTCTGCCTCTTCGGATGGCCCCCAGGCTACGCTCCCGGCTATGGCGAGTGGATCGGCCTGATGCTGAACGTGGATCGGCTCCTCATGCTGCCAACCGTGGCGCACAAGCGGGCGATTGAGTACGCACGGGGCGGGCAGTTGCCATTCGATTACTACGACGCCGAAAGTATGTCGAGCGAAGAGGCGATGCAGCGGCAAGTGGAAGTCAACGCGGCGCTCCTCGTGGAAGAAATCTTTGCGGAAGCGCGGGGTTAGCGTATGGCGGACGCACGAGCAAACCTTGACGCCCTGATCGCAGCGGGCGCGACCCATGTCAAGGTGAAAAACGCGCCGGGCGACGTTTGCCCAAGTTGCGCCGCTGTCAACGGAAAAGTGTTTGCGGTAGGAGACGCCAAGGGATATTTGCCGCTGCATCCGCTTTGCAAGTGCGGATGGGAGCGCGCCGAGGTCGAAATGAAATCGCAAGCGACTCTCGACGCCGATCGCGCTAAACTTGCGGCCGCGCAAGCCGTTCTCGGGCCGACGCCCCCGATGCTCCCATCACCGGCATCGGGATCGTTCGCTGAACGCCACGCGGCCAAGATGCGAGCCAGCGCGGAAAGGTCGCTCGAAGAAAACCGGCGATTGAAAGAGGAAACAGCGGATCCGGTCACGCGGCGCGAATACCAGGAGTTGATTGACCGGGCCGAGCAGATGATCCAGCAATGGACGGCGGCGGAAAACCTGGCGCGGCAACGATCATTGCCGGCGATGCCGATCGCCGCCCAGACGCCACAGCCGCCGCCGTTGCCGATGGGGATTCCGCCAGCGATTGCGGTCGGCATCCCAATCGCACAGCAAGCGCCGCAACTGCCGACCGGCATCCCGGTAGCGCAGCACGCGCCGCCGCCGCCCTTGCCGACAGGAATACCCGTGGCGCAACGCTCGCCGGCGCCCCCGCCGCTGGCGACGATAGCGCCCCCGATACCACCGGAACCATCCGGCGGCGACTCTGGGCAGTCGGTGGTGAATGCTCCGGGTCCGTCCGCCGGTGGAATACGACCGCCGCAGCTTCCCGCCGGCCCCTTCACGCCGATCCAGGGAGGCGGTGGCAACGTCGATTGGGTCAAGCCCGCGGTCGGCCTTTTGGGAGACCTGACGCACAAATGGGAAGGATCGGGCAAGAAACCTGCCGCCCCATTTCAGTTCCCGGAATCGGGAGTTGGCGCGTCAATGTCCCCCGGCGCGCCGGCGGCCGATTCGACCAAGGAACTCGCCGCGGTCATGAAGGAACTCTCGGCAGCGGTCAAGAAACTGACCGACGTGATGCTGCAACAATCGAGAGGCGGCGGAGCAATGGGCGGCGCGGCCGGCACGCCGGTAGCGCCCAACCCACAGGCGACTTTCAACTTGCTCAAGCAGGCCGTCGCCGGATCGGGCAATGCCATGCTGGGGCGTCAGGCGGGTACGACCGTGGCCAACCCCGGACCCTTGCAGCCGGGCGGCGCGGCGCAGTCGGCGGGGGCGGCGCCATCGGCGACGCAGCCGAGCGCCACGGGCGCGGTCGCATCCGCGCAGAGGCGCAGGAATCAGCAGCAACAGAATGCGTGATGAGGACTGGATTCGTGGACCGCATCGACTATGGACCCGTGAGCTACAACGTGATTCGTACCTTGAAGTGCGAGCGCACGGGGGTCTACGATGTCGTCGGCAACTACCTCTACACGCATTGGGACTGCCTGTTTGAAGTGAACTACCAGCCGTCGCCCATACACGCGGCCTATGTCGCGCCGGCGCTCTTCACCGCGCCCGTGGCGACTCCCGGAACCTTGCCGGGCGTCACCGACGTTTCGACGCTGGTTCCCTTGCTCCAACCGCGGCAACTCTTGCGCTTGACCGCCGGGGGGACGGTCATCCTGGAAACGCCGTCGCGGATCGAGCCGAACGGCCAGCGCTATGCGTGCGACGTGACGGGGCGAGGGCCCACGGTCGATCTGGTTGGCGTGCCCATGATGGTCGGAAATCGGCATTGGGTCGTGACCTTGCATATCCAGGCGGACGCGCGCGATCGAAGGCAGACGTTCCCGCAGGGCAGAAGCGCGATCATCTCGAATACGTGGGTCTGCACGGAGGACATCGACTATCAACGGCGCTCGGTCAGGCGCTTCGCGGGCCGGGCGATCTTGCGCGCTGACGTGATGCGCCTGGCGACTTCCAACGCCAACACCTACCGCGATCTGTACCTGTTCGCCTGCCCGAACCACTACAAGCGGCAAAACGTGCAGGTGCAAATTTCTCAGGACGGGACGATTGCCGACTGGTCGTTCGAGGACGTGATGCAGGGGTATGACCTGGGGGTGGGGAGTCCGATTGTGCGGATCGAGTGTTTCAGGACGGGGAGCGTGCAGCGAGGCTCGCCACTCAAGTTTCTCGTGGACGTGGCGCGCGGAGTGGGCCGGGCCGGTTCTCTGTTGGGGACCGTCCCGGCGTTCATTGCGGCCGTTTTCGACAATCTCCCGCGTTCATGGCGACAATGCCGCTGCGACTTGATCGGCGACCGCAACGCCAATATCGGCGTTCTTTCCGGCATTGCGATGGGCGTGTGCCTGCATCACAACGGCGTCGGCATCGGCCAACTGGTCAGCGGGAGTCAGGAAATCACGTTCCGGCAGGACATCGGCGATCAAGTCTATACCTCATGCGAGATCACGACAACCTACACCGACGAGGCGATCTTGAATGCTGCCGGCGCTCTCTTCAATAACATGAACGTGGACCGCATCGCGAACTGGCAAAACCATGTGCCGAACATCGCGCAGGCGTCCGCCATCATCGGCCAACAACTGACTACCGCGTTTACCCAACTCGACTCGCGTAACCTGCGCGTCGTAATTCCGGCCGCCATTCCAGGCGGAGCGCCGCCTGTCGAGCAAGCAGTCCCGGCCAACCAACAGCAAATCATCATCGCCTCACGCCAGGGCGACTCGCTTGGGCCTGTACCAGAGCCGGGCGGCAACAATCTGTCGTGGGGCCAAAACAACAACCCGCCCCTCCGGCAAAGCGCGTTCGGCGTCGTTCCTCAAAATGTAGTAGGAACCATCCCGCCGCGCCCCGTGGCCGCCGACGTTGCGGCCATCGGCTCGATCCCCATCGGCATCGAGCACCTGATCGTACAAGCCCTGCTCGGCGAAAACTTCGCCCTGGGACAGAACGAAAGCCCGCCCGAGCCGACAGACCTGACCACGGACTCGTGACATGGCCGTTGAAAACCTACCCTTTGCCGGCTCGACCACCTACGCGGTGCAAATTGTGCATCAGCACGTATCCGGCATCATCGCGTCGCCGATTGCCGGCAGAGGACCGAAGAATGCCTCTTTGGTGCGCTGGCACGCGCCGTTCGAGATGATGAGCGTCTACTGGACGGCCGTGTCGGAAGGAAAACCCCCGCGCGTCCCGTCGCACAAGGGATACTTCCAAAACCAGAACCGCGCCTTCCTGGGCGGCGAGCGCGTCGGCGTCATCACCCCCAACATCAAGGGACATCTGTTCCACATGGCCGGAAGACTGGATTTTGTGGTCATGGCCCCGGAAGGGCTGGACAGCGAATTCGACCTGGCGAAATGCCCCTGGGAAGACACGGGCATCGAGGATTTCCAGATCCCGGCGGACAACTTTTTAGACACGGGCATCATCAACCCGAAATGGAACCAGCCGTCCGGCATTTCGCCTGACGTGAAGGTCGCGATCTTGAATCAAGAACTCGCCGCGGCGAGCTAACAGGAATCACCACAAACGGGTAAAATACACAACGGTCCAATTTTGAAGGAGCGCCTGTCATGGCACAAGACCTCGGCATCGTCATGAGCCTCACGCTGGGGGGCAAGAACTACAGTTTGAACCAGACGAAATCGGAACCCGATCTCGTCGCCAAGGAGGAATCGGTCCCCGTGGCCTGGGCCGGCACGCTCAGCACGCGCACCAGCGACACCGCCGGCACGATCACGATGGATGACGCCGATCACGTCATCACCGACGCCGACGAGGTGGACATCTACTGGACCGACGCCGACGGCAATGTCCAACGCGCGCATTCCGCGACGGTGGGCACGGTCGCGACGACATCGGTCCCCTTCACCGGTGCCGAGGGCACGGTGTTGCCCGCGCAGGATACGGTGGTGCAGGTGTGCGTCCAGCAAGCGCACGTCATGCAGGAGTTTTCCGGCGACGACATCGCCTCGCTCGTGGCGGCGTGCGACATCGCGGCCGGCACGATTAAACTCGTCACGGCCGGCGCGCCCGACACCACGCACCTCGTCATCGAGATTCCGCCGACGGGCGCCTACGGCTGGTGGGGGATCGGCGCGAACCCTATCGCCGGGGACACCATCGACAAGGTGCGATTCACCCACAACGACACCACGAGCGCGCGCAACGTCCGCGTGGCGGCGCAGCTCGACCTGTAACCCTGAGAGGCGAGCATGGCCTATCCGAACGAGCGCGTGTCGTTCGGCGACATCCTCGACGCCATCACCGCCAAACTGGTGCAGGCCGGGATAGCGCCGAGCGCCGCGGAAGTGGTCTGGGGGACGCCCAGGAACCACCCGCAGATGCCGGAGTCCTACGACGCCGACGTGATGCTGATCGCCCGCTCGGGCGTGAACGACCCGCACGATGGCGGGCCCGCGCAATTTCAGGTGCGCCGCAAGGTGGACGTGTGGATTCGCTCGCGCGTGATCGTCGATCCTGGCATAGCCTTCAAGACGTGGATACGCACCATGTTCACCACGGGGGACATGGTTCTCGACGCCATCGGCTGCGACGGCTGGCATCCCGAGGACGCCAACGGCAACCTGTTGACGGTTCAGCCGATCATGCTCGCCGAAGACGCGCCGCCGGACTATCAAGTCAAGGGGAGCGTGTTCGGGGAGTACGTCTGCACGCTGGACGTGCTGTACATGCCGAATATTGATCCGACGAAGGGGGTTTTCGCATGATCTCCTACGGCGGCATCGACCTGCACCAGCCATCCGACGCCGAACTTGAGCGCATGGCCTCGATCATCCCCGTGGCCGACGCCTTCAACTTCTTCCGGCCGAGACACACGGGCGACGCGCTCTTGAATCCACGCATCCATTGCAATTGGTTCCTGTCCCGACCGCTCAAACTCAACGCCTTCTTCAACCCCTGGGGCGTTTCGCGCTGGGGCTATGCCTTTGTGCTGGCCGACGGCGACATGCTCACCGCCATCCAGGCGCAGAACTCGACGGGCAACGCCCTGCCGTTCAAGATGGACGACGGCCTGGGCTCATCGATCACCACGCAACTGTTCCAGCTGCCGGCCGTTCCACTCGCGAAAATCTACACCGCTTCCCCCGTGCTCCCTCTGTGGCTCCTTCCCTTGGTGGATGAGAGATACCGTCTCTGGGAACGCGCCGACACGATCACCGTGACGGAAGGATCAACGACCTGGCTTCAGCTGTACGCCTCGCTGGCGACGGCATTGAGCATCACCCTGGCGGTCGATCCGATCAACGCGGCCTACCTGACGCCCAGCGCCGCTTTTTCGCGGTCTTATCAGCCATTGCCCATGATGCTCGATTGGGTAGCGGCGTCGGTCGGCCAAAGGATCGTGCGCAAACTCGCGGGAACCTATCAGGCGCTCAACCCATCGACGGCGCGCGCGCTGGTCATCGCGCAAGCCAACCTCTACCGCAAATACGCGGGCGGCTCCCTGGACCTGGGGGTGGTGGATGCCTAACGAGGTCTACGCCAACGTCCCCATGTCCGTGACGGTGGTGTTTCCGCGCACCGATGACGGCGTTTATGATGGTTTGACTTACACGATCACCGTCACCGATACGGGGCATCTCGGCACGCAGCTGCTGCACTCGCTCGTCGTGGCGGAATTTCAGGACGCCGGCAGCGTTCCGGTCAACCTCGCCGAACTGGAAGCGCTTGCCAACCAGATGGAAGCGGACTTCCGCGCCTGGCGCGAGGCGCCGCTCGAAATCCGCTATGAGAGCGCCGTCAACTGGACCCCCGACGGCATGCACGACATCGAGTATTTGCACCACGCGGGCGTATCGACCTCGATTCATCGCTCCACCTGGGAACCCGAACTCGGCGAAGGGACCATCGCGAAGTGCTGCCCGACCGTCCCGGCGCCTTGTCCCGGCATCGAGATCGTCGAGACGGACCTGTTTTGCGAGGAACCGGGAAGTGGATCGGGAGAGGAAAACACGGGCAACCTGAACCTCTACAAGCGCGTCGTCACGCTCAGCACCAAGAACGGCTGCTTGACGCGGATCAATGGCCCGTGGACCTACGTCCGCACCGTAGGATGCTGCGATCCCTACTGCAAGACCGTGGGCGAGAAATGGTACTGTCTGGACATCGAGGAAGTGGAAGATTTGACGTGCGCCGAATTCACGTTCACCGACGCCACGGCCACGGTGGTAGCAACCACCGGGGATTGCGATTGCCTTCCTGGCGAACTGACGAGGGTGTCGCAAGGGGCCGATCAAGCCTCATGGAGCGACACGGGAAGCGAATGCGGGCCAGACGATCTGTTCCTGAACCTGTTGTGCGTTGATGGATCGTATCAGGTATCCGAAACGAACGGCGACGTGGCCATCATCGCATTCCAGGCGGACCCCTGGGAAATGACGGTCGTGGTGACGTGGCCCGGACCTGGCGGGCCTTGCGTCGGCACGGCGACCATCGTGATTACGAACGGGTGAGACCATGCGGCAATGCGTTCAATTATCCGATGCGGAACTGGCGGACATGCTCGCGACCGCTGGCGTGACCCTCATTTCAGGGCCGCACGAATCGCAGGTCGAATGCCTGGATTCTTGCACCGTCACCCCGCCCGATGACATCTCGATTCCGGGCTGCTCGATCACCCTGCCGGCCGTCTTGCTGGCGACGATTCCCGATGGAGATTGCGCCGGCAGCTGGGACATGTTCTGGCTGTTCGACACAACCTGGGAAGCGGTCATCACCATCGGGGATTGCGTGGCGACCAGGATTCGCATGGTGGTGTCCTTGACGCGCTGCACCATTTTCCTGATAGGCCCCACGTCCGTCGTTGCGACAAGCATATCGTTTGCGCCCCTGGAGATCCTGTTTACGCGACTGGCGATGTGCGGATGCAACAACGTCAGCGTCGTCATCACGGAGCCGTAAGCATGCCGCAAGGAGTGAGGCCGTGTACCTGCGACGCGCCCGAGTGCCGCTTGTGCGAACTGGCGCGCACCAACGAGCGTTACCGGGCATTCTGGGGCGTCACCGAACCGCTTCAGCCGAAGCGGAGACGCATCAGCAAGACCAAGCCCAAGATTCCCATCAATGAACTGATCGCCAAGAAACGAAGATGCCAGAAACGGAAAGCTGAAGGTCTGCCCTGCACGGAGTTTGCCGATGCCAAGGATTTGCCGACGGTCATCGTCCCGCCGCCCCCTCCCTTGAACCTAACGCCGTCGAACAAAATCGCCGTCGTCACGGTGGGCGCCGGCGAAGAAGCCGGGGAGTTGCTGCGCGTCACCGAGACGTACATGCGAGCCTATGCTGCGCGGCACGGCGCCGACTTCGTGAGGCTGACCTGGCCCGGCCATCCGTCCTGGCCAATGTCGTGCAAGTTCGCGGTCGCGCGCGCTCTCGATTACTACGAGCGCATCGCCTACGTTGACGCCGATGTTTTGTTGCGGCCGGGTTGCGTGAATCTCTTCGAAGCCTGCGCGCCAGACGAATTCGGCGCGTGCGATGAACTGCCGTGGCATCGCCTCTATCACAAGTTCGGACGCGAGCGCGGCTATCAGGAATTTCGAGCCAAGATGGGATTTCCGAAAGTCGCGCATCTGCCGTGGATGGTGAATTGCGGCGTGATGGTCGTGCCGCGGTCGCACCGGGAATTGCTGATGCCGCCGGCCACGCCCATACCGATCCACCACTGCGCGGAGCAAGATCACACGAACGCGCGCTTGCTGGCGAGCGGCTTACCGCTGCGCTTGATCGACCGGCGCTGCAACTGGCAAAACTGGACCGATCACGATTTCTTGGCCGCGCCGAAAGACGCGATCCTCCATTGGTCGGGGGCGAGCCGTCGGCGCGCCCGCGCCCAGGAGATACTCGCTCTTGCTCCGCCATTGCCGCCGATATTCGGTATCGGCATGGAGAAGACCGGCACGCATTCGCTTGCCAAGATGCTGAGGCTGGAACATCAACCCGATGAAGTCGCGGCCGGCTGGGCGGCCGTCGCGAATCGAGGCAAAGCGGAGATCGTGGCGCGCAAAAGCGCGGCCGGCGACGTGTCGAACCTCAACGTGCATTTCATTCCCGAACTGCTGGCGCGATTTCCAGAAGCTCGTTTCGTGCTGACCGTGCGCGAGCCGCTTTCGTGGCTGCGGTCGTCGCTCCATCATTGTCCGGATGAAAAGCAGGCCGAACACTGGATCGCTCTGGACCGCATGCGCAAAGGCTACGGTTCCTTGGCAGAAAGGCTCCGTTATTGGGAATGGCACAACCGGACTGTTTTGCAAAACGTGCCAGCGAAGCAACTCCTGATCGTATTCACCGATCGGCTTGACGAATCGGCAGGCGCCTTGGCGCGATTTTGTTATCGCGACGTGATGCCGGCGCGAGAGTTCGTCGGCCAATGCCGCCAAGACGATGCCCTTGCTGGCGTGCAGATCGATGTCGAGGCTATGTGCCCGACGTGGCGAGCGCTCTGTAAATGGTCAGCGCAGCCGTTTGCACTTGATGACGGCGGGATACTCGGAGTTGAAAAGCCCTCCGGCGTAGACGCCCTGAACGGAAATGGTCTCGCCGACCGGCTGCTCGTCGTCCATGACGCACAAGACTTTCGCTGACCCAGCTTCGTCGTTCAGGTAGACGAAACACAGCGGATCGTCGCGCAGGCACGATTCGACGACGCCAGTAACGATCACGGGCCGGCGCGACTCGCCGTACATGGCCGCGAGCGACTCGACCGTGAACGATTCGGCCGGTTGGCTCCGCACGTTGACGGCATAACCAGCCACAAATCCCCAAAGGATTCCCCCCAGCAAGCAGACGATGCAGTTTTTCATGTTGGACCTCGAATGGTGGTGACGGGCAAAAGTATTATACACTTTCCGGATTGCCGTATTGCACTTTCTCCCCCGCATTGGTAGGCTTTCCGTAATCTTTTCGTTCAGGGTATAATAAAGCGAGGCCAAAATGCTGCACGTTGTCGAGCGGGTTGCTCAATGGACGTGGCGATGCTGGCAGACCCGGCTGTTTGTGTTGTTGGTCGTCCTGTTTCTCTTGGGTGAGGGCTGTCGGCATCTTCTGCCGCTGTGGTTTTGACTGATTTTCTTGGGGGGCAATCATGGACGGCAGCTTTCCCCCGCCCTGGCTGATGATCTGTCTAGCCGGGGCGCTTGGTTCGGGCATGTTTCTGTTCGTGCGGCCGTATCAGGGTAAATGGTACTCGGCGCTCGGTCTATTCGGCGTTTCCGC